AATTAAGAACAATGGTTTATTTCTATCTATTTCTTTTTTAATCCTAGCTTCTTCAACTTCAATCGGATCTCTCAGAGCTACTGCCGCATTAGCATCAGCTATTGCTTCATTTTTCACTCCCATAACCGGCATAGCTAAGACATAAACACAAAAAATGATACCTGCGCCAATCACGACATACTTCCAAATAAACCCTAGTATAAAGACGCAAATAACGGCGAACACAGCATACTGGAGAATGCTTGTTGTAATTCCAACAGAGGCTAGATTATCAAAAAGATTCATTTTAGTATGGTTCACAATGCACATTAACTGGAACTAAAACACGGCCACCTGAGTCCACCTTTTGTGCGGTGTATTCAACATTAGGCCGCAAGCGAGCACGGATACATTCACGAGCAGCCTGTACGACCTCATTACGGTGCATTGCTTCCGGGCCAGTATACCCACTTAGTTTATACACAGGAGCTTTTGGTGCTGAAGAACAACCGGAAAGAACCACGATACCAACAACCAATAATAATTTAAATTTCATTTTCAACTCCATGTACGGTGACGTTCCGCCACCCATTCGTTACCATCGTATTCTTCAATATACCAATCGACCTCATCTGGAACTTCCACGATTTTCAAATCAGCACAAGCACCGTTTGCCATTCCACCCATTTCATGGACTAGTTGAACCAAAGCCTCATCATTACGAAGGATCTCACGGTCATAAAAGTGATCCGTGAATTCCATACCTTTCAATTCTAGGTAACGAGCAATTCCCGCATCTGACAAACTAAAACCACCATAACAATTATTAATTACAACTTTCATAATATTCACCTAAAAAGTATTAAGAGTAGGTTCCAATTCCGCAATCAACTCACGTTCCCGTTGATGAGCAGGTTTTCGACCACGAACAATTTCCAAAACTTCATACCGATAATCAGCCTCGATATTGTCACGGAGAAAACAACAGAAAGACCAATCCTTGTTTTCTTTCATAGCACGGCTGACGTGCTTCTGCCAGCGAACCTTAACTGACCGAACAAACGCTTGACCCTGTGCAACGGTTAGACCGATATACGAATCACCGGTATCCTCGCAGATAACACGATATAAAACATGGTTACGGTCAGACCGTTTTTTTCTCATAAAATTCTTTTCTCATTCAACAGGTACCATTATACACTAATCACGGTATAAGTCAAGGACTGTGCTAAAATACAACACTTTAATGTTGCATAAAAACAACACTATTCCCTCTCACTCAACAGGTACCATTATACACGAACCGTGACCAAAGTCAAGGTCATTGTTGTATAGGGACAACACTATCAGACCATCTGATCCTAAAGAGGGTCATCATAAAAGAGTCCTCAAAATCCATCCATGGGTAATAGGCATCACGGTCTTTGATTATTGTGCCTTGTTCTTTCATCCATGCATTGAATTCTTCAATATCATGGTTTTTGTTTTCCAGCCACCAAATGGCTGCATTAAAATAATAAGGGTCAACAGGAAGTTTGTACATATATCACCATGAGGAACTGTAGTAGAAATTGATATTGTGTTCCTTGACCTGAGTTAAATCAAGGAGAACATCCAGACGTTCCACAGTATACTTTAATTGCTCTAAGTACCATTCATCAACCTCTGTAGAACCAAAAAAGAATCCAGATTGTGGAGGAAGCAGCTCATCTGCTCTGGATGGATCAGCTAAAACCTTATTGCAGATATCTCGCAATTCCACCAAATCTTCGGTACTAACATGATACTCAGCACAGTTATCCACACCATCTTGGATTTTACTTACGAACCAACGGTGGATAGCATTCGCCTTGCGCCAATACATAGCTTCAAAGCTAATCTGTTCAACTTCACCAGAGAAACCAAAATCAATGGCTGAAACTAATTCACGCAGCTTAGCATCCTCAGGATTATACTTTGAGAGGTACCGCTTGGCTGTCAAATACATATCTAAACCCATCACTTACTCCTAATATCAATAACTTCAATAGTTGCAACTCCTTCAAGGTCTTTCTTAAAGGACTCAAGAACACCACTTGCATAACCACTTAGACCAAACGAATTCTTACCACACTTGTAGACACTACCAGAATGGTTAATAAAGTCATAATGATCCTCATGCTCAATCGTTTCAGTAATCCCGGAACTTAACTTCCAAGAATCACTTCCAAGATAACCACCGTACCATGAAGCCATCACCTTGCGGTTAACTTCTCCATCATTAGTTCTAAACTCCACAACAATCCATCCATCTGGAGTATATGTTCTTTCACCCATCATTTCACCTATCTAATTGACTCAACGCTTCACAGATACAAGAATCTGCACAGGACATTTGATCCTCAATCTCCGTCAGACCAGCTTCACAGGCCTCATGGTATACATCAGAAAGTAAACCCTGAGCATGGTTAAGTTTTGTAATCATACCGTCACGGTCGTAGGAGGATTCCAAAGGTTTCCCCAAGCACAACTCAAGCATACGAGCTCTCAAATCTAGAATCGTTTTCTCTTGTTCCTCCATAACCATACCATACCGTTTAACGATATTTTTAAGGGACTCATTTTCTTTCAATAATTGTTTTTCACTCACTTTAAATCCCATAATCACGTTTAATCAAGTAGCGTATATAATCAATGTCACCAGAACCATCATTAATGGTTTGCAGGATATCTTGGACAACCAGCTCACCGAATAACGCAAGGTCACCATCAGTACCTGGTTCTTTTGTATGAACCAAAGTAACATTATCTCCAGTTCTCTCAAACTTAATAAAGTAACCAGCTTGTTCCGCAAGTACTGCTAATCTACCGTTCATTCGTGTCCCTCTTTAATCAAACCGTTTACAAGGTTAAGGTCAAACTGTAAATTACCAATAATGTCTTTGAGTACCTGATACTCATGGCTATGCACATCACGGTCATTGATAACAATATCAAGGTACATTTTGGCAGCCTTAGATTGTGCTTTCGCCAATTCAGCCTCTAACAAAACTCGTCTATCTTTTAACATTCTTCATCCTCATAATGTTCATCTTCAGGGTGACCCTGATCCGGGCCAGTATAATGAGGGTTGCGTTCCCATGTATCATAATCGGAAAGAACCCATTGCTGGTCTGCTCTATCTTGACCAACATTCCACACCCACTCACGAACGGCTTCTCGCATAAAACTCATTTTAACATCCTTTTAAACACGGGAACCAAACGGCGCCGTAGACGCTCTTGACGAGCTTCCGAATCATTACGCCAATCTAAAGTATTGCGCCAACTATAACAATCGTAGTATTCATTATTAGAATGCTCTGCATAAAACTTAGCAGCCTGGTGTGCTGATTTAAATCGTTTGGTATACAGATATTCTTTGTTGAGGTAATAATCTTTCAATTGCCAATTAATTACAATTTGTTTAACACTCTCAACTTTAACAGGAAGTCTTTCACTCATTTCTGTTCCTCCATAGACCTAACGAATGCTGCGAATTGCTCAAGGTTCAGATTATCCTTCAACTCTCTGGCAGCTGCTAATGCCTTCACAGCAATACAATCATCCAAATGGTCAAACTCAATATCAGCACCACAGCAGGCCATATAGTCAACACCATACTGGTCAGTATCTCTGCATTCCGTATACTCTTTAAGAGCTGCTACGATTAGATCCAATTGCTTCATAATTCAATCCTTGCTGATGGTTTATATACTTCAAAATCTGCTGAAAATTCTTCATTGTATTTCTTGATACTTGTCCAGTACCCATTATCCCAATCGGAACTGTTTATGTAAAATATCACAGAAAAATTATCCGTTAGCTTTAATACTACTTGATTATCTTCTAATGTAAACCCTTGCTCAATCCTATCACCAAGATAGAACACATGATAACCTTTCTTGAGGTACCGATTAATCTTAGCAGCCTTCTTTAAGGCATTCAAGTAGCGGCGCTTGTGAATGGTTAAAATCATTCCGTCACCTCCATATTTTTGCCAATCTCTGCCGCTGCTCGCACGATCGCTCGTCTTGTGGCTGCGTAGGGATCATCGTTAGTTACTGGCTCAATTGATTCAATATCAAAAAGCCACACACAAGCTTCTTCTCCGTTAAACACAACTCCAAGAGTCAATTTCACCGCCAGTCGCAGAGCATCACCATCATCGGTTAATGGATTCCAAAACTTCTTTTCTTTTGTGTGTTTTTCTCCAATGATTAGGCCAATCCAAAGGTCGTCTGCGTTTACTGATTGCGCCTTTACGTTTAAGCCAGCAGACTTAGCTGCAAGTTCTAGCAGTTCTTGGTCTGTCATTTCGTCACCTCGTCTAGTGCGTAGAGTGGTCGGTATCTTAAATAACTAGGCAAATCATTTGGTTCTAAGTATGAAAGCGCTTGTCCACTTGCAAACTTCAAAGCAAATGTTTCCCACGCCACAGGCTTCAACTCCCGCAACTCACGGGCTGCGGCAAGGGCTTTTTCTACAATGTGATACTGAAAGTTTGCTTTATCAGAATTGTCTGACGCAAACTCTAAAGCTGCGATAATTGTTTCAATCTTGTTCATGTGTTTTTTCCCATCAATCCTTTGCCAAGTCGGGCTTTTTCCATTCCACGCCTGTCCTGTTTGATGCGCCGTTCGGTAGCCCAATGTTCTTTCATTGTGATACCACTGCGATACATTTCCCCGTAACCATTCAAGGTGTCTTTACGTTTGTTCACTTCGCCACCTTTGTTAATGACTCTAGCAGTACCAACGTGCCTGTCATCACCTCGTAAATATTTTCCAACATTCATTTAGAACCTCTTGCTCTGATTAAATCAGCCAGTCTATAGCATTGTTTATGTAAAATTTCGTTTTCAGTAACTGGCGCTACCCGGCCTGCATCATCGCATAATTGAGCACAGGCCTCCCGTTCTCTTGCCACAGCCTCAGCTGTTACTAGTTCGGCAAAGCGATCCAGTTGATCCAGAAGCATTGCATTTTCATGTGCATAGTCCCGTTCATTGTGAAATACAAACCATGCTTTTTCAGCCATACGTTTCAATTGCTCGTATCGTTCGTTCATTTTAATCCTTTGAGATTAGTGAAGCTAACCAATAGATAATTAAAGTTGTACCAGTACCGGTAACCGTACCGATACAGAGACCAAGAAAAACAGCTGTTGAAATTTCAGACACATCCATCTCATTTACCTCTAATAGTTTTAATTTTTTCCATGCGCTCATATTCATCACGACAGTCCGCGGAACAGAATGCACCTTGCGTAGGTTCTTCACACTCTAAGCACTTACCAGTCTTTTCTGGTACAGCTAAGCGATTCTGCCTAAGCTCATTAATATAAGCCTCGACCTCAACGCTACTATCTCTAAAGGTTGACATATCTTAACCCTCAAAGTAATCAGAATAGAGTTCCACCAAGCGCTCGCTAGGGAGACCAGAGAGCATATCGGTAGTGAAACCGGGAACAAAGCTAAGAACCTCAATCAATTCAGGGCGAGTCATATTTAATCTCCAGAATAACCGTAATCTTCATCGGTACCATAACCGGCAGAAGCCATACCAGAATCAAAGTCACCATCCATCGAATCATCAAAGTCCGATTCATCTTCTAAGAGCTCATCGGTATCAATATCACAGGAATCCATGTAATCACTAAAATTAACATCATAAGCAATTGGATCCATCTCTTTCAGAATAGCAGAGGGAGAGAATTCAATACCTGCAATAATGACAGGGCCAGATTCATCTAGCATATCATCGAAGCTCTCATAGGCTTCTTCCATAGTCTTAATCATACAATGCTCGCTAAAAAGAGGTAAGAGACAAAAAAGGCCACAGTACAGAGTACCAGGCAAATAACATCTTCCACAAAACTGTATTTCATAATCTTTCCTTTAGTGATTCAACAGGATCCATTATACACGAACCAAGGCAGGTGTCAAGCTAGACTGTTGTTTTTAGGCAACACAGATAACTCACGATTATCGGACACATAATCCACATAATGGTTTTCAAGACTAACCCGCTCACGAACTGCACCGTAAACCACGATTGGGTGATCTAGAACCACACCGTGTTCGACTTCTCCACCGTATTTGACACGGCTGTATTCTACACGACCGGTAATGGGAAACTCTCCCATGTAATGACCTGAAACGAACATACCTTCAAGATTCCAATTCATAATCTTTCCTTTAGTTACTGCACAAGTAGCAATCACCGTTTTCGGCATCAACATCAACGACCTGGTACCAGACATATTTAAAACCATAGTGTGATGCCTTGATGAAGTCACAACGATCCTCTGCCTGTGCTTCGGTTGGGTACACACCCAAGATGACACCATCTCCGTTCTCAAATTCACCACGGACAATGTGTATTAAATTCATTTAACTTCCTTTCTTAACTCAACAGGATCCATTATACACGAACCAGTGGTGGTGTCAAGGACTATCTTAGCACTAATGTTGTATTTAAGCAACAATGTAATAATCTCAAAGGAACGACACCGTCCATTATACAGTACCCTTTAAAGGTGTCAAGCCCTATATTAGGTAATCTTTGTTGTATTTAAGCAACAGTCTACCGCCAGTCAAAGGCATATTCATGCCCCACCAAAGATACATCGACCTTGCCATTGTAGTCCTTAAACAACTTGGAGAACACCTGGCGAGCTTGAGGTTCACTTGCAAGGACAAACAGAGTACCATTCACAAAGTAAGCCTGACGTTCCTGTTTAAGAACCTTTGCTACTTTGTCCAAAACGATTTTCTCGAAACCCATTTTTATTCCTTATTCTGACATACTAAAGTAAGCCTGTGCCACCGACTGAAGCATACTGTCAGAGAGACCCAGCTTATGCTTGATGACTTCAGGTGGTAAACGGAGGTGTAGCAGATTAGCAAACTGCCAAACCAAGTCCTCTGAAACGGTATTGCCTAGTTCTGTATAAGTTTTCATTCTGTAATTCCTTATTAACTTTATCAACTCAACAGGATCCATTATACACTAACCGAGGCAGGAGTCAAGGACTTTCGGCAAAGCGCTAGCGCCTTGTTGTATTTTTGCAACATAAAAGAGGTTGAGTATCCGCCACGTCCATCCCCTTTCGTTCGACAGGTACCATTATACTCGGTACCTGTCTGGTGTCAAGGGTTATGTGGAGACTTGTTGCTTGGAAACAACAGGCATAACAGGGTGAGACCGAACAAAGTACAGAGTACAGTCCTCAGAGTTATCCTGTTCCATCTGCTTAGCGACCAACTCAGCATTACCAAGGTCTGCAAAGGCAAATCGAACCTGCTCTGCATACTCGCCCCCATCATCTAGAGGTGAATTGTCCATGGTATAACGCAGCATCACAAGGTGGACTTCATTCATCTTTATTCCTTATTCATACGCATAAGTTTAGCCATGAGCATGGCTGTTTCCAGTTTAGCTTTCAACTCAGCACGAACCCTTGCCAGGTCAGCACTCATTTTCTCGGTTTCTTTCATAACAACTCCTTTGTTTACCATATTGAAGTACACTACAACTCTGGCAAGGATGATTTACGCCTCTAAATTTGGCAACATCATCGGGCTTTCCTAGGAACCCTTTCCAGTCATAAGGTAGTGTACTTCAATATGAGGTCTGGTATCCGCCAGACCTTGCGGTCAACAACTTATGCTGCGAGCAAGTCAGGCATAACCATCTTAGTCACAACGACCTTAGAAGGCTTCTTAACTGCTTTGCGAACAGCTTTGAGCCCGACAGGTTTTGCCATCAGCGCATCGAGGCGTGCCTGTGCCTTAGCGATAGCGTTAGCACGTTTCACTTGCACGAGGTCAGCCTTGACCTGTTTAGTGAGTGACTTCTCAGCACGAGCCTGTTTAACTAAAGCGCTGACAATCAGTTTAGCTTCAGCGGTTTTCTGACGAGCTGCAACAAGAGCGGCACGAGCGGCGACCAATTCGGTCTGCGAGGGGGTGAGAACTTTTGACATTTTTACTTCCTTAAAAAAGAGAATCAATTAACAGCGTTAGCACTACTACAGGAACCATTATACACGAACCACTACCAAAATCAAGCATTATCTGGTATTGTTGTTTTTTAGCAACAGCAGATATGTTGTATTTAAGCAACACTAAACAGGACTCATTTCCGTTAACATTTCGGAAATATTCATCAAGAGGTCAGCATAGGCGTCCTCATCCAACGCAAGAGCATCAGCATAGGACTCGATCAATTCAGTAATGAGGGACTTCAATTTCGATTCAGACATTTTTACTTCCTTATCAACTCAACAGGAACCATTATACACGAACCACTACCAAAATCAAGCATTATCTGGTATTGTTGTTTTTTAGCAACAGCAGATATGTTGTATTTAAGCAACATCAAAAGGTACTGGAAACTTCTTTGCATGGAACTCGATCAAGTCAGCATCGGTCATGCAAGCAACCACAATTGAGTGCAACCCAACCGAGGTATCAATTAAATCAAACGCCAGCTTACGGCGCATTTCAGCACTCAGAGGAGCTGTCCTCTGGGTCACCAAGAAATCATCTAAATTCATTTTTACTTCCTTTCTTATTCAACAGGATCCATTATACACGAACCATTGCCGGTGTCAAGGACTTTCGAGCATTTGGCTGTTGTATTAAAGCAACATATTGGCACGGATGGTATCACGAGCCATCCGCATGGTTTTGGCATGAATTGCCTGTACCCTTTGGGTGCATATACCATGCTCTTTTGCCAACTCAGCAAAGGTCATGCCGTGAACCTCATGGCCAACTATGATATCAAGCGCACGAGCAGCGAGCTCTTTAGTGAATTGGTGGTCATGCGGGCCACGATGGTAGACTATACGTTGATATACCAATCCAAGAGCTTTCTTTTGGTCTATGATATCGTCAAGCATATTACACACCAACCCAGCGGACAGTCTTGAAATTAAACTTAGGGTCAAGGATGTTACCACGAGCGAAGTTGGTGGCAGGTGCCTTGTAGGACTTGGCCATCAAGATATCACCGACCTTAAACTTAGGTGTCTCCCGAGCAACGATAAACGAGTGGACAGAACCTTTGATAACCACTTTGAGGTACTTACTGCCAGCCATCACGACCACACCCTCATTGAACCGCTTCACCATCTCTTGGTGTGCTGATAGAGGTGCGCTAATGTCAGCATAACTTGCCTTGATGGCCTCTAGGTACTTCTGAATCTGTTCTTTCATCTTTATATCCTTAATCATTCAACAGGTACCATTATACACGAACCCTGGTAGGTGTCAAGGTGGTAAAGATGGATGTGCTTAAATACAACAGTTTTTATGTTGTATTTAAGCGACAGATACAGTGTTGTATTTAAGCAACAAACAGCAGCTTTTTTGGATTTATCGCTTGACTTTGGGGCTGGTTAGCGTATAATGGTAGGTGTCGAAGGAAACGGGGTGGACACGGAGAGTGGGCGATAGTTTTATAATCTATAACCATCGTCATCATCGTCCAAATTCGGTATATCCACCCAATAATCGTCAGCCAATAATGTCCGAAGTGGAGTATTAATTACCGATTGTCTCGCAATAGCCTCAGGTGTCTGATTATATTCGGTGGCAACTTCACGCATGGCCTCCCGCATTCTCTCTGTGGGTTCTCGGTCGGTACTCGCACAGGATTGTGAGCAATATGGCCCACGTTTCCTGTGTTTTTTCTCGCAAAATTTACAGTTCTTTTCTTTGTATATTCCGGGCATTTTACTACAGGCTGGTTGTTACCTGTTTCCGCAGTATATTATTCTGTTTATTATATATATTGCAGCATATTATTCTGTGTTGAAAATGATATAGCATCTTGCTCACTAGCAAATGAGAATGTAAATGTAGTCCACATATGGTGCCCATCCTCAAAGAAACAATGCCAAACTTTATTAGTATCAAGCCCTTGCCGCATCTCACCATGTTGTTCTCGGCACCAATCCACCATTCGTTCGATATCATTCAGGGATCTATTATGATCCAATACTATGATAACTTTATGCATTAGTTCTATCATTCTGTTACCATCATATTATACAATACAACATAAACTGGTTTCATTCTGATTTAATCTTTATAGAATTTTTTTAAATCGCTTATCTTCTTATCCATCATCTCTGGAGTGACAGGAATAGTACATTCTCGTTCCTTTCTTTTCTTGATGATATATGAATTGTATGGTGAGGTAATAGCCGCCCATAAAACGAATAATATCCATTGAGTGTAGCCAATAATATAATCAAGGTACTCTTTAATTGTTTTCATTCTTTATCCTCTATGCACGGAAGAAATAGGCTAACACTAGCATACCAACAATGACTAGCACAACCTTACCAATAACTAACCATTTCTCAATTGGATCAGGAGTATGGTGACTTTCTATAACTTTATATTCATCTGACATATTACTTCCCTTTAATTGTTTTAATACCTGATGGTCAATATACTTGGCTATCTCTTTTGATTTCTCAGTTAATACTCTCTCCGGTCTCATAGGCGGACAGGTATGTACTTTATTACACCGTGGGCATATCATTTATTCCCTCTATCCATGCTCGGATAATCTTACCATCATGTCTAATTACTCTATTCTCTACCCACTCCATATACCCAACTTTAGGGTCATTTGAATTGCTAGGACGATATTCATGGCATTCTTTACGCTCAACTTTCAATAACTTAGGTCGGCGTAGGGTTTTCTTAATTACTCTGATTGGTCTCATCATTTATATTCCTAATCATTTCTGCATATTCTTTTTTAAGTATACTGGCATAGGCATTGTCTAGCTCATACTTACCATACTTTTGTTCTGATAATACTCTAATAAGTAAATCTTGCTCTCTTACTCTGGATTCCAATTCTTTCAGTCGGTTCTGAGCGGCCTCAGCCTTTTTGTGTGATTCATAATCTCTTTTAATATATGGGTGTAGTGATAGCATACTATTGCACAAGGTATTCTGTTCTTTGAAATGGTCACGCTGCTTCTGTAGCTTTAATATCTTTTTCTTCAGTCGGCCTATGGTTACAGATTCTTCAGTCATTTCGTCACCTAATCAAGAATGTAAACAGGTATTGCGCCATACTCATCGGAGTCGCACGTTAAAAATCCGTCTAGCACATCACCCTCGCTAGTTGTGCGCCGACCAATCCACGCAACAGGATTCAACTCTTTCAACTCACGGGCTGCGTCGAGTGCTACAGTGTGGCGTAATTTTGTTAAACCCATAATGCTTGTGTCGTTTGTATGATGAGCAGACTCAAGAGCATCAATAATCAGATCAAGTTTGTTCATTTACTATCTCCACCGGTGGTAATTGTTCTCTCTGACTCTTGATATTGTCCATTATACCTTTCACCTCACCTCTGATTGGGTTATCATGTGGCATATAGCAATATATTCTATTCAATAGTCTTAATAGGTTGTTCGGATCCATCAGTCATTGTCACATATATCTTTTGAATTTTTTGTTCTATTAGCGGCTCTTGCTCTGATTGCATTTGCACAATACCAAGCACCATCTGCGCCGCTAACATCATCACCCACAAGCCCTTCTGCCTCGTCCTCGCAAACTCTAGCACAAGCCTCACGCTCATCCTGTCTGATTAACTCAGTAAATCGTGTTAGGTTTAATGTCCCCGACATGAAACACCCCCAGTCTTCCGACCAAACGCCACCCGCTTGCACCGCTAACTCTTTTAATCGTTCGTTCATTTTTTATCTCTCAATTTACCAATAAACCCTAGATTCTTACCGCATTGACGGCATATCGCATCACAGGCCTGTGTCTCATTATACCCACCGTCATGCTTACACCTTGATTCTTTGTACCATTGTATAACACTAATGATTGTAATTGTGGCAATAGCTAATACTATTGCCAACACAGTCAATATATCACCAATTGTATAGATAAACATTAGTATATACTCCCCTCTTGATTAGGTTCATTACTATTGGTACACTCAAGCTTATGGTCGGTGGCCTTTGGGCATCGTTTGTTCCCGCAGGTCGGACAGAGGCGCATACGCATAGTGAATGGTTTAAATGCAGTTAATGGTGTGCAAGTATGGCACCAACATTCAAGTTGTTTCATAATAAATCTCCAACGATGTTACTATATTTTTTAAGTTTCTCTAGTTTACGGGACATGGCCAGTTCTATGCCTGTCTCAGATATAAACCCTTGTTGCTCCAATAATACCACAATGCATAGCATATCACCAATCTCCTGTTCAAGGTCTAATCGGTTATTACCATTATCACCAAACCTACGGTATTTGGATACTGCCTGAATTACCTCGGCACATTCTTCCTGCAATATACCGAGGGTCTCCATTAATTTGTTATCACTCATTTAATATTACACACAGCCCGAATCTCTGATGCATCAAAACCTGCCATCATACCGGCAACGGTGCATTTATATTGAGTTTGAGTATGATACGCCGCAACACCAATCATCATAGCAATAAATAATAGGCCTGTGATACAGGCTAAAATTCCTTCTTTCATTTTACTTCTCCATTGTTAATATCATTTTTTAAATCGTAAATCTGCCATGCACCAGCATTTTTAAGCATTATACTAGTTGGTGCAACACCCATGCCGGCATTTGGATCCATGCCATTACTATTAAAGGGTGTGGTCGGCATATGAGGCGGTAATGTCTGTGAAGCTGACGCTTTGTGTACCTTACTTTTGTGTTTGATTATCTGTATCAATTCATTGATTTGGTTGAGGTCAGGTCTATCTTTATATGACCCGAGATAGAACCCTTCAATATTTTCCACCCCACGCAATTGTATGGGATCACTCACATAAACATATTCATTCGGGTTGTATCCCATCTTATCAATATGGTGGTTATATTCATGCCGATTACCAGCAACAACGAATTTCATTCTTTATCCTCTATGCATTTCATATATTCCCGCTGCTCAAATTTCTGCTCTTGCATGGTCTTTTCACCCCAAGCCTTGCGAGGGTTCATGCAAGCAATACAATTTTTATTACCACAACCAAACATAGAACGCTTTGCATACTTGTGTGGATTGTCTACCACATTATCATAACCATAGGCCTTGGCTATCTTTACCTTTCTTACCACTTTCTTGGACTTTTGCTGTAAACGCTCTGAATGCTTGAGTTTATCATCTGTACTCATTTCTTAATCAATCTCTCTATCATTCTTTGTGTTTTACTAACCAATTGGCCACCATGTAATTGGTAGGCTAATATTTCAATTAAATCAACTGAATTAATTTCACCATCATAATCATCATCAAACCATTTTTGAATCTTGTATAAACCATTTTCTTGTGTAATTTTGTATCTAACATTCATGATTTTAGCTCCGTAAGTTCACCTGTGTTACCAATATCACCACGAATAAAGGTATTGAAGGCAAGGCTAGTTCTAAGGTTTTTGCCTTCTTTTTGTTCAACCATATGCTGCAGCTCAGATGGAAACATAACAAGGGCACCTGTACCGACAGGGAACCACCATGATTCTGAATTGTATAGATTCCATGTGGCTATATCAGGTTTGATTCTTTTGTATGCATCGGAACTATAGAACATGATCTTGTCTTTGTCCTTATTAGAATCAAGGTACAATACACCTGAGACCAGACTATTTGGGTGTGCATGGCGATGGTGGTATTCACCAGGTTTTGTGTAATTGATCCATGATTGTGTGATATATGGTTTAACCTTATCTTTCACACACATAATATTGGTATAATATTCGGTAACATATTCATCCAATACCTTTTTGATATTAGCCATCACAGGTTGATTCAAAATGTAAGTATCAACTGTGTTAACATTACCATTATTCTTTACAGTCTTGGATTGTTGTTGTTTAAAGAACGCCAGTTCTTCTTTAGTGTATGCTCGACCCATTTCACCAAACATAACAGGTGTCGGGAATAGGCCATGTACGATTGGTGTAATCATATAAGTTTCTCTAATCTAAGTGTTTTGACTTGATTATCGGGTAGAACAAAGGCTCTTGCTCTGAATGATGCTGTACCTGAAAGTATATCTTCAGATTTAGTAAACTCAACGAGTTTGAGCTCAATCATAGCTTCAGCTATTTTATGTGCAAGTCTTTGTTTGATTTCATTTTCGGTCATGGTTCGACCAATTGTATCATAGTCACGAAGTTCCCATTGGCAAACTAAGGCCTTGCCGATGAGGTCAAACGATTTGATTTCTATTTGAGGGAGGTTGTTCATAATATAGTCCTAATGTCACCAGTATATCATAGTCTATAAAAACTTGCGGCAAGGATGAAAGAACATTGCCACAAATTTCTTACCGTCTTTAGATGCAGCATCTAATTTGTACCCAATGTTGATTACTACCGCACGATCAATTGTATAGAACCATTTCATCTTGTACCACCAACCAATCTGGCCTTTTGAATTGGTTACTTTCCAAAAACTAGAGTGACTAGTCTTAGTACCCCATAATTCATTGTTATCTCTTGCAACCAAATATACCATGTCGTTTGAATCATAACCAAGGCTCTGACCGAACCCATATGCAGGGTTGCGACACAACCATAATATACGATAGGCATAACGCACCAACCAATTTGTATCATAATCATACCTGCGTAGGAATTTTATTACACCACTCTGAAGTTCATAGTCGGCATAGTACATTTCATCAGCAGGTGCATCCGGTGTACTGAACCCTTTGAATATAGGCAATAGAAAGTCTCTCTTGAGGCCTGGATGTAATGATGGGAAACCTGTAACTTCTGATTCTTCTGCCTTGTATGTAAACAAAGCGATGATAGGTGAAAATACAATTGTCACCAGATCCAATAATAATAGTGCAGGCACCTTCAGTACCCATAATAGGATAGATAATAACATTTTTTATTCCTTTTCTTGGATTATACTATTGTTCCATTACTTATAGTGGTAATGGTACAAACCCACCAGAAAGGTGGGTTTATTTGAGACAATTGCCTATACTGACAATTCTTCTTGTGGATCTTTTGAGGTCACAAAATTGACATACTCTACTGCATCATCTTCCTCTGTAAAATACCGAACGATGGTCTGTCCGGTATATAATGAGGTGAACAACAATAAAATATTACAATTTCGATATACGGAAAACTTAATAGCCCACCCGTTGCGGGATACAGGGCTAAAACTTTTTGATTTAGCCTTTATTTCCAACATAAGCAAATGACTTGAGTTTTCCGGTTTTGACGATTTCTTTTGCATTTTCGCTACATTCTTTAACAATATCTATTACCTTACTGGTGTATGTAGTAAATGTAGAATTTGTAAGTTGGTCAAATGATTTGATGTTGGACACCTGAAATGCTTCAATAGTATTTAATACTGATTCAGCATATGATTTAATTTTGGCGTCAAATTGACTGACCATTGATTGTGGGTTAAACATATTAAACATATTATTTTCCTGTTTTAGTGTAGTATTCGATTCGTTGCAATCTGGCTTCTACGATTGCTGTAAATAGAACGGTGAAATATTTTGAAATTGTTTGCATGGCTATTCCTAATTAAATTTGGTTTGCGTATAGATTCTCATTAAATTCTCAACTTCTGAAATAGTCTGAGGATTATTCTTTAGAATAAATGCCTCAAACTGACACTTTGGTTTTAAATAAGATAAAAGTTTCTTAATCATAAATTGTCCTTACTAAGTATTTTAATAGGTATCGTTTGTACTAATACTTTTATTTAGACAATATTATACTGCAAACGCACATTTTTTTAGGTATATTTGAAATTAACAACTGTTATAAATAGGTGTAGGTCACCGAGCTGTAACTCGTACCTACTCTAACATTGTAAAGGAATGCCAGCATGAATATTTATAAATCGCCAACACAGCGACAAATTGACAATTTCAAACCAACATTTTTATACTTAAAACGCCATAAGGATACTAAACTTTATTATTTTGGAAAAACTGCTACATCCGATCCTGTAAAATACAACGGTTCTGGTAAATATTGGAAAAACCATTTGAAAAAATATGGCAAAAATATTGAAACTGTTTGGTACCAGAAATTTTACGACATACAGAAGTTAATTGGTTTTGCTTCAGCGTTTTCAGAAATTTTTGATATATCAAATTCAGAATTGTTTGCAAATTTATGTGAAGAAAATGGTTTAGATGGTGGAGATCCAGGTAAAGCCGCATCAAAAAAAACTAGTCTTGCTCTGAAAGGCAGAAAACAGCCTCAATCTAGTATAGATAAACGAAAGAAAACCCTTTCAGAGAATCCTATCATTTTTACAGAAAGTCGTAAACAAAAAATATCAAAATCTTTAACTGGTAAAAAATTATCACAAAAACACATTGAAGCTATGAAACTTGGTTCAAAAACTGAAAAAAGCGTAGAATCTAGGAAACTTAATTTTGACAGAACCGGTAAAATACCTTGGAATAAAGGTATTAAAACCGGTAATAAAAACTTAATCTCCTAATTTTTCGCAAGCTATAATCCAAGATTTAACCAATGAAGATCGGCAGATATCTTCAGGAGTAAAATGAATCCTACTGAATTCAGGCATGGTTTCAGCAACCCTAAGAAAATCACCTAATCCGGAAATATCGTGTTTATTCTTAATTAGATCATTTTGTTTTGTGTCACCACAGAAAATTATCTTGGATCTGTAACCAACTCTAGTCACAATAGAAGATAACTCGTGGAATGTCATTGATTGACATTCATCAACTACTACAATAGCATCATCAAAAGTACAACCTCTAAGAAAACTTGTACTTACAAATTGAATAAAATCCTGTTCACAAAGTCTCTGGTAAGCATCTTTGCGACCAAATAGAGTTTCGCAAATTTGGTGATAAGGTTGTTCATATAAACTCATCTTATCTTCGACCGATCCTGGAGTAAATCCCATGTCTCGGCCTTGAACAGCTGACCGCACAATGATAACCTTTTTGAAAGGATTGGACTTATCCAATACTTCTTCTAAAGCTTTGTATAAAGCAATAAAAGATTTACCCACACCAGCTGATCCTGACAACATCATAAAGTAGTCTTGTCTCTTGTATGCATCAAAAAATAGTTTCTGATTCTCAGTCAATGGGTCAAATGTCTTTAGGTCATCTATCCTGATCTTCAGTTGTGTACCAGGTCGTGGTGTTGTAGGTTTAGGTTCTACAAAGGTGTCGGTTGTTTGCTGCTTTCTGGCCATTTTAGTTTTCCTAATACATGGGTTTTGTGAATCTTGCAAGTTACCCAAGAGTTATAATACTGGTCACTCAATAGGGCGTGCCTGTTAAAAATCTCAAATGTTTCTAAATAATTACATTCGGATCTAGTCTTACAAAGGTGTAGTATCTCTCTAGTAAATTTGTCCTCTCCTTCATGTTTAACTTCTGCTTGCAATTCTGTATTGCTTCCCCAATACTCTAGCCAATCACTGGCCTTCCGTACCTTTTTCTTTTTACCCTTGATTTGACGATAACCAGCCTTAGTGAACAATTTCTTGCCCACATACCGTTTACCTGTTTGAATATTGGTGATAAGATACACATAGCCAATGTTATCGGCTATGTGTTCTTCTTTGAATTCTTCTGCTGTATTATGATAAAACCAAGTCAATATTATTCCTCGTCTTGTTCCAACTCATTCTCTAGTATATATTCTGCACAGAAGGGACAAAACTTTGGATCATCTTCACATAACAACTCATCATAATCAATTGTAAATTTAGAATCACAATTTGAACAATGGTGCTTTAAACTTTTCATTTATTTACCAAAATATGATTTAATTTTTGCCTGTGCGGCTACAGCCCAAAATGGTTGCGGAAAATTCCACCCAACAAAAACACCAACTGCGGACCAAAATAGAATTTCTAGCATTTAAATCTCCTTGTTATCATTTACATTTACTATGTTTTTCTTTGAGTGCTGCATCAAAATTGACAGGCCATAGTGGCAATTTTGAGTTCTTATTTGCATTGGACGGCACAGGTATTACCATACCGGCATACTTCTCAATCTCCGCAACCGTTGTTTGTACAGATGATATATTAGAACCTAATCCATTCTTATGTGGAAATAGAAAAGCGAAAGTCTCTCCTGTTTGAGTATCTATAACAACTTTGAAAAACGCTTTAGGAACAACAACTTTATTCACACCTATGGATGGGTCTCCGTATGCATATATTGGTCCAGTCGTAATTTGTAATGTGTGATTGCGCTGCCAAGCCCATACACGAACATCAGTTTCTAATACCTTCCAAATACCACGATTAAGGTTTGGTAATTGTGGAGACATATTGGTCATTAAAAATGATTCTAACTGAATATATTGGTCATATGATAAATCACCATCAGGAACATTATGTCCCTTATCATATCCTGTATCTGCATAGTCATCTGGTGTAGACCTTTTGTCTTTAGGTAAGGACACATCAGTAGCAAATGAATTAGTGCGTGGCCAACAACCCAACGCATTCTCAGGTTTTAGTGTGTATACTACATAAACAGGAATCTTTGCAATATTATCATATACAGTATAGTAACCGTGCCGACAAATGGATGTTGTGTCTTTCTTTTGTATCACTGGTGCACCATAAGGTACAAACTGAGCACATGATTGGACAGGCAATGGTGCCTGTTGATCCCAACCAAACGCTGAAGGTACCACAAATAGTAATGTTAATAATAGATGTTTCATTTTAATCCTTATTAGCACTACCCCACACATCATTCCATGTACCACTCAATGCACCCTTCGCATAGTCGGTAGCACGATTCTCAAAGAAATTGGTGTGAGTCGGTGCGTTAATCATTACTTCCACCCACGGTAATGGGTTGCGTTTGACTTTGAAAATGCCTTTCATGCCTAGGCCAATCAATCGTCTATCTGCTATATATCTAATATATTTCTTTACATCTTCTTTAGTGAGGTTTTCACCTTCTACAATACCAAAGGCTAGGTCAATAAACCTATCTTCTAGTTCAACCATTTTCTCTGCAATGGCGTATATACTTGATTTCAGTTCATCATTCCAAATCTCTGGGTTCTCGTTAATATAGGTCTTAAACAACTTCATCATGTTCTCAGCGTGCATTGTTTCATCAACAATAGACCAAGTAATGATTTGACCCATGCCCTTCATCTTACCGTGACGAGGAAAGTTTAGTAACATAATAAAGGAACTAAACAACTGCATACCCTCTGTGAATGCTGAGAACACCGCAATGTGACGAGCTGTGTTCTCTTTTGTGCCATTCTTGTCTGAAATATCTAGAACATAATCATGTTTGTCTTTCATCTCCTGATACTGTAGAAATTCATTGTATGTGGTATCAGGCAAACCAAGTGTTTCAATCAGGTGTGAGTATGCAGCAATATGTAATGCCTCACGAGCCGCAAAGCCCATCAACATCATACGAACCTCTGGTTGTGGGAAATATGGTAAATAGTTCTTTACATAACCACCTGCTACATCAATATCACCTTGAGTAAAGAATCGGAAGATATGTGTTAGAAATTGTTTCTCACCTTCTGTTAGTTTCTTTTTCCAATCTTTAACATCTTCAAGCATTGGTACTTCTGAGTGAATCCAATGCGACTGCTCATGTTTTAACCATGCATCATATGCCCAAGGATAGTTAAATGGCTTAAAACTATCTCTTGCATCTGTAATTTTACTTTCTATTTTCTTAATCATCTTTTTTCTCATACATTGTGGTGTTTGTATCTCCTAGTGCCCATTTAGCATCAGTCTCTACAGACCATCGCTTCGTTGCTACTCTGAAATCAGGGAGTTTTAATTCTTTGGGATTGCTACTTGGTTCCAAGATTATCATTCTATTGTTTGGTTGTGCTGCGTATTGACCATTATCACATTTAATAAAGTTATATGACTTATGATCTTCAACATCTTCACTAAAACCAGTATCAATTATATTAAAATCAGGGTGAGCCGAATCAACTGTAAACATATACTCACCATATCTCCAATCACCGACTTTCGTTTTAAACTTACACTTCATAGATTGCAATTGTGCCTTTTTAATTACTGTAATATCATATGACAAACAATCCCACAATTGTAAATAATCTAAAGGCATTTCATTTTCAACTTTTTTCCAACAAAATGCATGAAGTGGTAACTTATCATACAATGCACCATATTCATTAAGATAGGCTTCAATACGGAAGGCCTGACCTCTTAATGATTTGATTGATACCCACCAACAAGGAACTAATTCACCAAATCCTTTTTGAAAATCATAAAGAAACTCTTTACGAACAAAACATTTTACTGGTGGTAGATTTGCAATAATATGTGCCATGTTGCTAGCCTTCGCAAGCAATGCAAATTTCACCGGCAGCAATTGCTGACATATCCAATTCTTTAATAATTTCTCTTTCTATTCTTTTTGATACCTTATCAGCTTTAGCTAATTTCTCTGAGCGAGCATAGTAAAGCGTTTTTACTTTTCTTTTCCAGGCCATAAAATGAACAGCATGGAGATACTTCACATTAACATCTGGCCTAAAGAATAGATTTAACGATTGAGCTTGGTCAATATGTTGTTGGCGATCAGCAGCGTGTTCAATTACCCAAAATTGGTCAATTTCCATTGCTGTCTTGAATACAAACTTTTCATTTTCATCAAGCATCGTTAGGTGTTGTACTGAACCATCATTAGCAATGATACTAGACCATGTATCGGCCATCTGGTCATCAGTTAAATTTTTACTGCGAAGCAATGCATCAAGAAATTTATTCTTATTCAGGTGAGAACCTGACAAAGTATCTTGACGGTAAGCATTAGCCCGATAAGGTTCAATACTAGGGCTAGTATTACCCATGATAATGGAACTGGATGCATTTGGTGCTATCGCCATAACATGACTAAAACGAAAACCAGTGCCCACAGCGTCAGGAGCTTCACCCCGTTCTTGGCCAAGTTGAATATTAGCATCATTTAATCCTTTTCTAATATGACTAAACATTTGATTGTTTGCGATTTTAGCCATCACACCTTCAAATGCCAAGTTTTTCTTCTGTAGGTAGGCATGGAAACCTAATGCACCAACACCAATCGACCTCTCACGCATTGCAGAGAATTTAGCACGAGCAATACCATCATGTGCATGGTCAATGAAATACTGTAATACATTATCTAGCATCTCAGCTATGTCTTTTAGAAACAATGGATTATCTTTCCATTCATCATAGTATTCTAGGTTGACTGATGATAAACAACACACCGCGGTGCGGTCTTTGTCAGTAGGTAGAATAATCTCGGAACAGAGGTTTGATTGCTTAATTGATAGACCAAGTTTCTTTTGAAACTCAGGCATGGCACGGTTGCTTGTGTCGATGTAATGAATATATGGTTCACCTGTTAACATACGAGTTTCAAGTATGCGTTGCCATAATTCACGAGCAGGAATGGTATCACGCACTTCACCAGAAGCGGGGTCTTTTAGTTCCCATGTATCGTCCACATTGGCATCCAACATAGAGGCCTCAACCAATTGCATGAAGTCATCGGTGATATTAACACCGTGATGCAGGTTAAGTGTACGCATATTCTGGTCACCCGTTGGTTTACGCATCTCTAAAAACATTAGAATGTCTGGATGATTGATATCAAGGTATGCAGCATAACTACCACGGCGTGTGCGGCCTTGACGATATGCCAATGACGATGCATCATAGGTTCTAAGGTGAGGCATAACACCGGTTGATTTATCACCTGCACTACGAATGCCTACACCAATACCAATGCCACCACCCAACATTGATAACCAGTTTACTTCCGAGAGACAATCGACCAAACCTTCTGCGCTATCATGAAGATAAGGTAAGAAGCATGATATAGGAAGGCCACGAGCACTACGCCCAAAAGAAAGAATGGGAGTAGAATAACTGAGCCAATGGTTACTGCTGTAGTCATATAATCTCTGCGAATGTTCCAAGTTTGACCCGAACGCTTTCGATACATATGCAAACCTCTCCTGTGGTGATTTTTCTTCTTCTTTCATGTACGATTCTTTCAATCGTAAAATACCTAATTCATCAAACAAACCATCACGAGAATAGTCTACCATAATACCGTTAACGATATCTTGCATTAAAAACTCCGTTATTATTATTTTGTTACAAACTCTGACGCCATCGGGAATACTTTGGCAATTACTTCAGCACAGGCTCTTGCGACCTGCATATGTTCTTTTTGCGTACCGTTACCTGAACGCACTTGAATAAAGTGTAGCCAACTTCTGAGAGTGCCATTAACATATAAACGACTTACTGTTAGACCTTCTGGTAATACAACACGAGCTTGTTCTTTTGCAATACCATGTGTTACTGCCCACTCATAAGCTTTCTTTGAAGAATTGATTACGTCTTGTTGTAACCATTTCCATTGTTCTTTAAGATTTTCACCAAATAAAGTATCTTCAATCTCTACACTATTCTGACGATTCTTTGTGTCTTGCAACCTTGCTTCTCTCAATACGAAATCCAAATCTTTGGTTGGGTCAGCATATCGTTGACTAAATTCCTGGAAGGAAAAACTTCGGTGTCTTAGTATTTGTCTAGCAATATCCCTGGTGGTGGTAACCTCTAGACACACACTCACAGTTTCCAATGGACTCCAATGAGCATTCTTTACCAAATAATTGATAAGTTTTTCTGAGGTTTCTGTATTGAGTTGGTTACTAGGGTTTGATACACGAGCGCAGAATGCAACCAAGTCTTGCATATTTTCTAAGCCTTCATTACGCATTTCTTCTGTTGGCTGACTATAGCTTATAATTTTCACGTTCATACTTTTTTCCATTGATTAAATTTTATTTGAGCTTGCAACCCTCTGAAGGTGTTACTACTTATAATACTTTCTATTTCATCCGGTGAAATACCAGACATTATCACCTCATTTATATCTTTACCTTGCAACGTATCAGGCCAAATCACAATGTTATGTCCTAATGTAATTGCAGATTGCATCATTCTCACAATATCCTTGTTTCGGTTTTCATTGTCATAAATTAAAACCTTATTAACGGCAGAAATTTTATCTGCTACTTGTATAAGGTTTGCATCAGCAGCTGCAAGACAGTTATTTATGAATAAACTATCTATAGGACCCTCTACAATCTTTACCGTATCATGTATATTTAATCTATCCATACCGAATATAAGTTTATTATCACTAGTATCTGTCCGCACAGTAACATATCTCAGAGTCTTGTCCGAAGTCTCCAATGCACGGCCAGACACAGCTACAAGACTGTTGTACTCATCATAGAACGGTATAACTAGTCGTGCATCATCAAACAATACTTTGCCGTGATCTGGTACCAAGGCATCAATAAACTTCTTATAGTGTTGGGTGAACAATAATTTGCCATGTACACTATTGGGTATCTTTCTCTTAGTTAGGTATGTTAGGCAGAAATGACCAGTAGGCAACTTGTCACACCATTCGGCGTGTTCAAATGTTTTTTCTTTATCAACCTTATCAAATCTAGGTGATGGTACATTAAAGGTTGGTTGTTTGGCATTAGTATGACCACTATTGCCAGACCTATATCGTTCAAGGATATATTCCTTGTATAGTGTACTATCAACGTGCTCAAGTAACTTACCTAGACTAGTGCCTAGGCCACAGTTTTTACATGAGTAGAAGAGGTTATTGCCTTTTTTGTAGACGTAACCGCGAGCCTTGGTAAGGTTCTTGGTTGAGTCGCCACAAACAGGACAGGAAAAGTTCCAAAGGTAATCATTTTTACGTTTGAAATTACGGAGACGGTGGGACAAGAGTCCCACAAATTTTGTTTCAATATGTATCATAATATAAGTATAACATAAAAACTAAGGCAATGCAAACTTATTTTAACAATTTCTCTACAATATCTAGATGCCCAAACAACCATCCACCAATACCGATGGCACCAACAATCATCCATTTCCACTTTTCTATTTCAGCAACCCTGTCACCAATTTTGCCTTTGTCCACATCTTTCTCGACAACCTTGTTTTGATTTTCATCTTGAGGTTTATGGTTAATCAAATCAGATCGTAATGCATCAATCCTTTCGGTAATGCGATGCTCAACTTGGTCTATCCTATCATGAATTTCACGGTTGATTGTTGTAATTCTAGAATGAAGCTCTTTATAATCTTGCTTCAAATCATATTCTGCTCTCTCATGTTGCTCATGTTTATTATCATGCAAAGCGATCATCCTTATAAGGTTCATATTCATTTCTTGAATCTTTTCGATAGATTCGGATAGCTTGTCACATAACAAGCTGGTGTGCTGAATGTCTTTGTTCAACAAACCGACTTGTAATTTGACTTCATTGAATTCTTGTTCGATAGCCATTGTTTGATTCCATGTTTCTATATACCTTTATGATTGTTATTGCCCTATAAAGGCCTTTGGTATAAGTATTCTTATTTATATTGATCTTACCATGGTAATCTATAGACTATCAAAAGCATACACCACCAATTATAACATCGTCAAGAGGGTTAAAGTGGTAATGTTATCAATTTATTTTAAGAATACCTACAATGGTGGTTGGTGTGCAGGTGGTTGTGTGAAATTAGAAGTTATTTGAGTATTGTTGTTTTCACTAGAACTTATATCATCCATCGTTGCAAAACCCATATACGAACCAACCACAGCAGATACAAAGAGATAAAACGGCATTGCAATTGTACCAAGTGTGGGTGATTCAGATACTAAAATAAGTAACGGAAACACCAATCCAGCAAGCATTGATAGCCATGCCATTCTGCGCCTGTTTTTCCAACGATCCATTACACACCTAATATTCGTAATGCGTTTTCATAATATTTCTTTCTTTCTTCAAGACCATTATAACCACCATTGATGGCTCTTGTCAATCCTACTATATCACCGATATCAGCAAATCTATTTAGATTATTAATTTTCCAGAACCAGCAGGCAGATTGTACAGCTAAATTTGGTTGTGAAACCAACTCAGGTTTAAGTAACGCTTCGTTATCTTCAGACATGGAAAAGGATGCATAGTTATCTTTACCTGTTAACTGAATTAAACCACGACCACGATATTTGTAGCCATCACCAGAAGCTTCATCACCGTTACCTAAATCAGCACGGTTACCATATGCTCTGTTTGCAATAGCCTCTTGTTTGTTAGGCATTGCAACATAACGTGCAGCCACATCAGGAGGAAATCGAGTTGGCCATAGTCTTGTCAATGTTTCAGCACGATAATTCAAATTCTCTTCTAGTACCGTAAACTGACCAGACTCATGTGAACATTGTGCAATAAAGGCAGCAATGCGTAATGGTGTGGTTATATCGTAATTTGGCAATACCGACAACAGAGCTTCATGCCATTGAGCAACATAGTGGTTATTTGGAATCATTTGTTGCAATTGTTCCCGTGATAAATCCATGTTATTTAACCAGTTCAAATATTTGTTTTTGTTTATTATACCAATTAATCCATGACTCTGATTTTATCAAACACTCTTGATATAAACCATAATTTACAGAAACAACCCTAACAACATCGCTGAATTTTTTTGTGTTAGGATCAATTTCCATTAGATCTGGACATTTTACTTTTAAGTAACTAGGTACTTCAGGGAATTTACGCTCGACGGGTGTTGCTACACACCCAGTTAAAACCATAATAGATAAGACCATAAGTATTTTTTTCATTTCTTGTTTCTCGCAGCATCATTTAAAATTGAAATAGCTTCAGGTGGTACAACACAAACAGAATCAAGTTTTACAATCTCTTTAAGTATTCTATCTTGTATTGCAATTTGCACATCTTTTATTTTTTGATTATTATCGTCTAACAATTTTTGTAATTCTTTATTAGCATTGTCAGATTGTAGTTGACTAACTTTAACTTTTTCTTCTAAGACCAAAACTCTTTCTTTCCAAACCTTCTCATTATATAATGTGCCCTCAAAAAACACACCCACAACAAAAAATATCGCACAACCTATACGCAATGGTAAATTATATTGTGTGATAAATGGAATATTTTTGATGAAATAAGTGGCAACACATCCAGCCATGCCAATTAAAACCATTAAGTGGATTAAAGATGCCCATATAGAATGAAATAAATCTGTTATGAAAAACATCATGCAACCTCCTGTGGGATTTTCCTACGAAAAAATGATTTAAAAGGTATAGGTTTCTTGCGCTTACCAACACCAGGTTCGCCTTTCGGGCCAACACCGAGGCCTGCAATTTCACCATCACCAGTATTGTTTACAGGTATACCACCTACCATTACAACACCATCTTCTTTTAATTTCATTTGATAGTCCTTAATGCATTTGCAATACTTGTATCAACCGGTATTTCCGATGATAGTATATCTTTACCTTTAATACTCCTCACGGTATCTGGCATACAACTTAGGAATACCAAATAGGTTTTTAATGATGAATAATCTTCTTTTGCCATCTTATAGAACAATAACCTAGTAGCAGGTTCTGGACCAAATACATTACAGAGTACAACAAGGTGATTCAATATCAGACGCTCTCTTATTTCACCAGTCTTACGGTGTCTAAAGAATAATCGTTTAAGATAATTGAATCGTTTCATGTCCTCTTTAAATTCACTCATTATACAATTAGGTTTGTCGTAAACTTTCATTGCGTAAATCAAGATATTTTCACTACTCAAGTCATCAAAGGACATTAATCTTCTTCTTCTAAACCCTCATCCTTAGATAGCATTTCTTCTACACCAGCTTCATCTGTCAATTTAGCATAGAAATCATAATTACCATCATCGGTGAGATAATATAAAACATACAATAAAGAACCATCATGCAAATCAAAAACCGACTCATCTCCTTCTTCTTCGATATCATAAAGCACTGGCAAGTCAAAACCATACCTATGCAACACTTTACGCATCTTATAGAAACCAATTTCAGGAGACAATATGATATCATCAAGTTCCATTTCCAAATCGTGATTGACAGCGCCAGCAACAACCAAATCTAAATCTGGTACTGTTACTGGCATAGCCAATTCTTTAAGAAACTCGGTGAATTTCATATTAGAATACTGGATCGCCATCGCCAGTCATTGAACCCATAGAAACTATAGTTTCAGTTGTTACACGATTAGCACGGCCACCCATTGTTACTGTGAACACAGCATTACCTGTATTTGGTGTAGCGATTGGTGTATTTGCATATGAACCACCGCTAACAACAGTAATTGATGTAATATATCCAGCGGTATTAACGGCTACGTTTGCAACAGCAGCTGTGTTACCTGTACCACCGGCACCATTACCTTGAGTGATAGTAATAAAACTATTAACTGCAACGGCACCTGAGTTAGCTGTGATAGATACAATCGGACCAGTTCCAACTTTACGAACAACCCAACCTGCGTGCTGCGGTTTGCCAGATAATCCAGTTGCATTGGTTTGTTCTGTTGTATCTACACCAAAAATACCTAGTGCAGAGTTGGCCATGAAAGCGTTAATTCTTGTGTTCGCAAAATAGACTTGGCCATTTTGCGATACTTGTGGTGTATTGCCGCCGTAGCCAACCATTTCTGATTGCTTTGGTACATTGTTAGCAGCATCTAGGTTCCCCCATAAACTCATTTTATTTCTCCTAAAATTCTGTTATATTCTATTTATGTGTTTTTTGTTATACTGGAAGTTAACTCAGGCTCTGATTGAAACTTATCATCTCCACCTGGAGTAACCTTTTGTTCTTTTTTTTTAATTGCATCTTTTTTCTTTGCATCAGCCATGGCTTCACGAACAATCTGTAATTGACGAGATTCATATACGAGAGTTTCTAGTTTCTTTGGTGTTGCCTTCAACGACAATTGTGCAGGTGTTCCAATGTCAGCAGGCATATTAGCCGTAGTTTTAGAAACTTCTTCTTTAGCTAATTTTCTAGTTGCTTTGATAATACCATTATATCTTTTTTCAAAATGGTCACCGTATTCTTTTGTTACTCCAGGTTTACCAGATTTAGCCTCAATACCAGCATTAATACCCTTTTTACTTAAATCTCTGGCTGCAGCAGGAATATAACTTTTTAAAGTATTCTTGCTCAATTCTTCGATTGGTTCTACTTCTTCTTTCATCTCGGAGTACATATAGTCAGCTGCGGTTTGAATGTAATCAGTAGCAAGAGTAATCTTAGACTGCACCCACTCTGGCATATCTGTATCAGGCTTCAATAATTCTTTAATCATATCAGCACAACGAGTTAGCGTTGCTAATTGATTCAAAGCCATATCGCCTTCATAGCCATACTCTTGCTCATCTTTGGATTCTTTGATGTGACCATACTTCTTTTTATACCATTCAGGCATTCCATTCTTTTGACGGAAATATCTAACGGTTGCAGAATCATTGGCTTGGTCACGATATTTGTTTTCTGCGGTTGTGTTATGACTCTTCATTGCTTCAGCAGCTGCATGAGCATCTTTAGCAATATGAATCAAGGCCTCATTAGATTTTTTATGATACTCATGGCCTTCAAGTGGGTGTCTTTGTGAAGGACGGCCTTCTTGAACGAATTCTTCTTTAACTGAAGATTTTTGTGGTGTGACTGAGTGGATGTTAATGTTCTTTTTACCACGCTTCTTCAAATCACTTTCTGCATAACGTCTTGCTGAATCTTTATCCGGTGCGTGTAGTGATAAATTACCAGAAGCAATACCATTTCCACTTGAGGAATCGTGACTATATCGAACACGATGTAAAGTTCCTTTAGCAGCTTCATCAACAAGTTCTGATTCTTCCGATACAGATTTCCAACCACCACCCATTTCTTTATATTTTTTTGATGCCCAACCATTAGCATAGGCAGATGGATATACATCAAATTTAGATTTTGCTTGAGCAATTGCTCTTGACCATAACTCAGGGTTAGTTGGTTTATTTTTTTCGTCTAATTGTTTCATATTTTCATTTACCTTACTTTTAACATTGATTGGTGCGCCTTGTCTTTCGGCATTTGGATCTTGTTGCCTTTTTCTTCTCACAGCAGATGCTCTTTCTTTTTTACTTAAAGATGCTCTTTGTGCTTGTGACATACACTTAGGTTTAGGTTCACCAGGTTCTCTTGCACAAGGACCAATTGCTTCACCCTTACTATTAATTCTTTTCCAATCGCCTTTTGGATCGGTCTTACTAAACCATTTTCGTAAATCTTCTTTGAGTTCTGCTCTTCTCTCAGCATTAGATTTACGATTTGGGCTATCTGGATTCTTATAAGGAGTTTTTCTCATTCCTTCTTTGTCGTAATCACCTGATTTCTGTTTTGCGATTGCAGTAGCAGCAGCAATTGCAGCCGCAGCAGATTCATTCACAGCACCGTGAATTTTACACATACCACAATCTGGACAAGTCATTTCCATAACCTCATGACTCTCGTTGTGTTTATTTTTGCCAGCACAATGAGCTTTTTGACTGAATCCTTTAGGATGTGAACAGTTAATTGAACTCTTATATTTCTGACTCCAACTTTCTTTCATGCAAGAGCCAGGAGAGAATGCTTTTTTGCCTGGCTTTGGTTTATAACCAGGCCAGCATCTTCCCTCTAAGAACTCAGACCACTTTTTCATTACTCGCCTTTAGCCTGTTTGGTTGCTGTTGCATACATCACAGACTTAGCATCTTTACCGTAACGATCTTTGAAACCAGATAATCCTTTTTTCATTGATTTAACAATTTCTTCTTTCTTATCCGTTTCTGCATCAGTCAACTTACGTTCTGTTAAATCAATCTCAGCATACTTAACACCATTCACATCATTGTAGTCAATGAATTCTACGGTTGTGTGAGTTTGTTCTTCAACTTGTTCAACACCTTCTTTAGCTAATCTATCAACTGCTTTTTTAACTCCAGCATCTCTATTTTTGAGAGTTACTGATGCCTTTTGGTATGCTTTTTTACCTTCAGCACCATCTGGTATGTCATTTGCTTTACGTGCTATCGAATCATACGACTTAAATGCTTTTTTGGCATATGATCCTAGTGTTTTCTTTGACAATTCATCCAACTGCTCATACTCTTCAGTCTGCATAAATTCTTCAAGTTCTTCTGGTGTGAAATCTTCCAAAGTTAACTCAATTTCTTCATTCTGAACAGCCTGAACAGCAGCCTTTGCAACTTCTGGTTGCTTCTTTGTACCAGCAGCACGTTGCTTTGCATCATCCAATTGAGCATCAAACTCAGCACTTGTTGGTTCTTCTGCTAATACTCTAAAAAGACCCTTAACACCACCTTCTGTGTAAGATTCAATCATCTCTGAGAATTTACGGCGGTGTACAACACCCTTACCTGTTTTCTCCATTTCACCTTGAGTAGTTTTCTTCTTCTCGCCTTTCTTCATATCTTGTGGTGCCTTACCATATTTCTTTTCGTATTCTGGAGTACCTGGAAACATTTCTTCAATTTCTTCTACTTCTTCTTTTCTCATTGAAGCCATAGCTCTTTGCGCTAATGATTTAGCACGATCCATTTCTTTACCTTTTTGTACAGGCTTCTTGAAATTGCTTGGGTCATAATGTGATTTAGGTTTACCATATTCTTTATGGAAATCATTATGACTTAAATCTTTTAAGTCAGCATCTAATTGTGCCATTTTACTTTCATCTAAATCAACTTCTTCTGGTAATTTACCTTTTGGGCCATGTGTACCTAAAGCCGCTTTGATAGCTGGCTTAAGTTGCTTTGCTCTATCTTCACGGCGTTTTTTGGCATAAGCATCAGTTTCTTTACTATTACCTGGAGTATTCATTGCTGGAATATTTTCTAGATTGGTTTGACCCGACCGAGGAAACTTATGAGGCAAGTTCATACCTGTGCGGGCAAGCAAGGTATCAGCTTCTTCAACACTTTCAACTTCTTCTTTCTTCATTGAGCGAAGCTTCTTAAAGTCCTGAGCAGTCAATTCATCTTTTTCTGGTTCATGTACATCTAGTTTTTGTTGATTTGCGGTTAATGCTTTCTCACCCATCATAATGCGAGCAGCAGCTTCAGCAACACTTCTCAGTTTTTTATTTTCGAATTCCATGTTTTTTCCTTTTGAATTAACAATTCCATTTTCTTAGTGCTTTATTAATACGGCTATCAGGATCTCTGGCGGTTTCAGCAGATGTGAGTTTTGATTTCATGCCACCCATTCTGGCACAAAATGATTTGCGGCGATTTGCTGATTTAGAACCTGGTTTCAACTTAGAAGGTTTAGTAGTAACTGCCATTGAAAGTTTTGAACCTGGATTATCACGGCGATATGATTCAATACCTTTACGATTCAAACCACCTGCCTCTGATTTACCTTCTTTGCGAGTCCATGCAGGAGAGGCCTCAGCAATAAAATCTCTTAGTCTTTTCATGCTGCGTAATTCCTTTTACGGAAAGAAGTTAGGTTGATACCAACTTTCTTTAGTTCATCTTCTTTTTGGTCACCAATAGATGCCGTAGTTTCATCACCTTGTATTTCTTTAAATGGTTTCAGTTTGCCATTCTTGTCATAATTATCACCACCACCACGACCAAGACTTTCTCCAGATTGTGCCATCGAAAGTCCTGGTTCAATACTCATATCTATAGCTTCGGTAATGGCTTTTTCTTTTTTGGCCCGGATTTGTGCGAGGGTGATTTTGGTTTTGGACTTGGAGATTTCTTCGGTGATGGTTTCGCTTGAACCACTGGCTCTTCCACCGGTACTATTGGTATGACGTATACTGGCGCCGACACTTCCAAAACGGTCGGTGATTGAACTTCTTTCTTCTTGAATAGACTCATTAGTTTCTTTAGCATTTGGATTTCCTTTGATTTTGATAACATAAACTTTACCCATTGGATAAACAACACCATCATGTGTATGGGCTTCTTTAGCAGCAGAACGGCGTAAAATGAATGTTCTTACTTTACCGGTTTTATCTTTCAATAGCTGACTATAATTTGAGTTAGAATATTCATTTATTTCTTCAAATGATTCATTAAAGAAACTTTCAAATTCTTCGTTAACTTTCTTAGTCACAGGTGCTTGCACTGGTTGTAGTTTATCATGTACTGAACGGTGTGTAACTTTATTGTCTTTACCGTAGCGACCAAAACCATAATAGTCCAAACCTAGTTTACGAGCTTCTTCTGCGGCCTTTGAATCTGGATGTGGTGAGGTCTTTGCGTCTTTCTTTGATACGGTAAGACTGTCTTTCTTTTGCAATTCAGCAGAAACCCACTCTCTAGCCTGTTTGCTTTTTGGTGGTGTACTTACAAACTTTTGTATTTGTTTGTAAAGGTCCAGCATTTCTTTCTTTTTAGCCTTAACAATATCAGGGTGTGCTGAGCGCAAATCTTCTGAATTATCAAACTCAGTATAATTTTCACCAAATATTTTTGCTAAATCTGGTCTTGCATTTTGCACAGACTGCCATTTCTCTCTTCTAAGGTTCTCTGGTACTGTACGACCACCACGTTGTCCACGTTCAACATTACGCATGGATGATACATCATCTTTAGTATTAATTAAAACCATTGAAGTATCATAACCTAATTCTTCTAGGCGACCTTTGATTTTCTTAATTTTCTCTGGATCATCACCAGTACCATTGATGATAACACCATTACGACCATGCAAAGCAAGACGCTCTCTCAATTCGGTTATACTCTTTGCTCTACCACGAGTAATATCACGTTCAGTTTTTTCAGAATCAGGCATGGTTTTATTCAGACCCTGCTTGTCCATAAGATATTCAAGTGCTTTATCTGAATTGATTTCTGTTAGACCATGACCTGAAAGTGTGTTATCAAGAATATAATCTTTACCTGAACCTGGACCACCCGCTAAGAATACAGCCTTAAAGATGGCCTTATCATGTACACCTTCAACCAACAATTCTTCAAATGATGCATCAACATCTTCTTTAACACCCATGTGGTGACGTACATCATTGTACAATTCTTTTGCATGGTGTTCTGGTACATGACTAGGAACACCCTTCTTGAATTCATTGAAGTTACCACTAGAAGCGTGTGCTCGCATTTTCGAAGCAGACATACCTTCTGCACCTTCGGCATCAGGGTCTCTCTCACCTGCGGAGTGTACTTTTATGTGTTTAAAATTAAACAATGCACCTTCGTGGGTGCCATTGTATTTGTGTAACAACTTGTGATATTCTCCAGTGCGGTCTGAACCAGCAACCATGTGTAGGTGTGTCACACCTTGTTTGTGGAGTTTTGCAGCTTGTGTTAGGAAGTTTGGATGTTCTTTGTTCGATACTGTAATATTAGTTTTCGGAAAGAATCTTTTGGCGTGTTTGAATTTTGTTTCTGATGATAGAGGATTCTTCGTCTTATCCTGCGAATGCGATAAGACTACATGATGTGAAGCATTATGCTCTTTGGCAATTTCTTTTACTTTATCAACCAGTTTACCGTGACCGATTGTTGGAGGATTCATACGACCAAAGGCCAATACAGCGTGATTGTCCTTTGATTCTCTAATAAATTCTTTAAACTTCATTTTATCCGCCTCTATAGCGTTATTGTTTATGATCTATTTATACAATTTTAAATTCTATAAACCTCAGCAGAAGTCTTAGAATTAGACCTTTTTTTAATCAAATCCAAAACAACCGGGTCATTCATTTGGTCACCATAAGGTGCAAAGAATGCTCTATCGTGCTGTTCTGAATTGACTCTAGGCTCACATAGGTAGTATATCGCCAGACTCTTACGATACACATTTTTTGGACAATCAATAGCCTCTGGCAATCCATGCCATGAGTTTTGTGTGGTATCAAACAACACAGCACGATTGAATTTATTATGGACTTTGGTTACACATTCTTTTGGCAAATTGGTATCAGGGTCATGTGACCAAAATTCAAGTCCACCACCCCATTCTTCTTTCCAATTCGGTGTCAAGTAAATAATAACATTGATTCTTCTTTCCATTCCTAATTTAGGATGTATAGAATAATCCTTGTGCATATTCAATTTACCACCACGTTGATGCATATGCCAACCACCACCATGCATACCATAATCAGCCACCAGATCATTAATACCCGTAAGTAACCTAATCTTGTGTACATATTCTGGTGTGTTCATTAAAGAAAATGCCTGATATGTGGTCTTTGGAAACAAATCCCAATTTGGTGTCAGTTTCTTATCTTCAATAGCATTCTTATACACAGACCAAATTTTTGGGTCATTGTAATCTGGAAATTCATCAGATAACTTTAGTGCTGTTTCTTCATCAAAGAAATTGTCAATTATCACATAATTAAATGGTTTAGCAGTTTTAAATTCATTGTGAAATTTTAAGTAATCAAAGTAATTAATCATAAAGGGTATTTTTTGACAGTTATATTTTTATGTAATATGTTATGTAAGGAGAATAACCTTTCTACCACAAATGGAAAGTTTGGCACAAAATGGCCATTATATTCTTTACCTTTCACATATATGTATTCGTTCAGAACCGGATCTTCTGCACATATCTTTAAACATTTATCAATAAAATTCATATAATTTGTCCAAAATTTAGAATTACCTACAAAATAATTACAAGTTGCAAACTCTTCGGCTGTGTACCTGTATTCTCCTACTCTAGTTTCAATACCAAGTTTTGGAAATAATCTGTTACAGAAATCTATCATTCCAGGACACCACACATCTCCTTGTGTCCAAATATTTGCATATTGATGTGGTAACTCTGGAAATGGGTCAATGTGATATACATCAAATCCAGGATTCTCTAGCATCCAATTCTTAAACACCTGTGCAGGTACTCTTGTTTTGTCAAACCATAACCAAGACATAAGACCCCAATAAGCATCAGAGTCTTTGTGTTTCTCCAATAGTTTTTGCCACATTGGATATTCTCTCAAATGTGGCTGTGCGTTGATTGTATTGTCGTATGTTATGAATGCAGGATCTAAATGTGGTATTTGTTCCTGTCTATAGTATGCCTGATATATCTCTAGTTTCATTTTACCATATCTTCAACTATTTGTCTGATATCATACTTAGGAATGTAACCTAATGACTTTAACTTATCGTTTTTCATCCACATTGACTTGACCTGCACCTTCTGATGGAACATAGGGATTTCGATTGGAACTAACTTCCCATCACCACCGATCAGGTCTTTTGCATACCCAATAATATCTTTGAAAAAGATTCTCTTGCCGTTGCCTATATTGTAGATAGTATCAGTCTCACCCATTTCAATTACCAAATTGATAGCAGCTGCAACATCTTCCACATGGATGTAATCACGATAAAGGTTACCGCCATCATATACATTCACATCACGACCAGCTTTCAATTCATTAATCATATGTTGTAGGGCATTCTTCTGTGGTGATGCCTTCTTGTCTCCTTGACCCGCTACATTAGCTAATCTAAGAATTCTATATTTAATATTGAATGTTTCACAATAAGAAATTAATAATTGTTCAGCACACCGTTTGGTGATAGAATAGAAACCTGTTGGGTTACAGTATGATGTTTCTTTTGCAGGCATCTCAGTATCACCATAGACAAACCATGAGCTGATGAAGTTGAAGATAATACCTGTATCTTTACATTGCTCAAGTACCCTTATCATAGTAGTTAGATTTGTATCAATATCAACATAAGGGTCAACCTTAACATTATAATTGGTTACAGTTGAAATGAAATACACAATTTCAGTTGCATCTAAGGACACTCTGTAATCGTTTCGGCCATTTACAATCATATCATGTTTTGTTTTAACATACTCAGACCCAACAAACCCTTTACCACCAAATACTTGTATTGTCATAATGCAGCTTTTAATTTTTCAATTTCTGAACTTGACATATAAATTTTATTAGTATAAGTTTGAACCTTATCGTCCTTTTTCACCTCACGGCGAAATACCAATTCATATGTATCTGGTATATTAGTTAATTTGTTTTTTTCCAAAATTAACTTATAATCATTTCTTTCTATAATTACGGACATTTTTTTAATACCTCTTCGATATATTCAAAAACTTTATCATTCCAAAATGGTGGGCATCCTAAGATAAACACATGAGACAATGCTTTGTTTGCTAGTGGATACTTATTGTAATCATCTAAATGTTTAAAACCTGGATGTAACAGAATATTACCAGCAAAATAATTGCGTGTTTGGATCTTATTAGCTTCTAAGTATGCAACTAATTTCTCTTTTTCTTGTTGTGTCTCACAAATGATTGGCACACCAAACCAAGACGGATCAGATTGAGGTAAAGTATCTGCAATTCGAACATTCAAATATTTTTCTAACAATAGGGACAATCGAGCTTTATGTTCACGGCGTTTTGTATCAATAAAGTCCACTTTCTCCAACTGAGCAATACCAATTGCTCCTTGCATATCGAGTGGCTTTAGATTGTATCCTGCATGGGAGAAAATATACTTGTGGTCAATGATACCATCATATGTATCTAACCAACGGTCAAATCTATTACCACAAGTACCGCATGGCAATTGGTTATTTGAACCAACACAATAGCAATCTCTACCCCACCAGCTTAGTGAGCGCACAATGTCAATAAATTCTGGTGTATTGGATGAAACCATGCCACCCTCACCAGTTGAAATGTGGTGTGCAGGATAGAATGATGTTGACCAACAGAAGTACATATCGGTAAGAAGTTTACCATTCCATTTTGTACCCAATGAGTCACAGTTATCACCAACTAGAATCAAATTATGTCGTTCACATAATTCTCTAATAAAATCCATGTCAGGTGGATTAGCAAGAACAGGTGATACAACAATAGCCTTTGTTCTAGGTGTAATCTTTGCTTCAATTAGATTAACATCAAAGTTTAGTGTATCAAACTCAATATCAACGAATACAGGTTTAAGATTGTTCTGCATCAATGGTGCAATCGTTGTTGGGAAACCAACTGGTGATACAATCACCTCATCATTATCTTGCCATTTGAAATGCTTCTTCAATGCACCAATCATCACCAAGTTGGCTGAACTACCTGAGTTGACCATGTGTGATTGTTTTACATTATATTTCTTTGAGAATCTAATTTGAAATTTCTCAACATTCTCGCCAGCAGAAATCCATTTGCCAGTTAGGAACGCCTTGAGAGATAACTCCATCTCCCTTTCGTCCCACAATTGACCTGAGTACATGACATAATCTTCACCGGGTTTGAAGTTGTCATAGTTCTGTAGGTACTTTGGTTTAGCCAGTTTTGCTAATTCTTTAATTTTCTCGTCAATCATTAATATCTCTCAATTTGGCCATTGCCTGCCAAAACCCCCTCACAATATAAATTATCAAATTGTACCAAGTATTCTTTCTTAATGTTACCAAAATGTGCGTGTTCAGTATCCACACCAAACTTATTGATAGTATTATATATCTGTGGTAATGTGTGTAAGTAATCATCCATTAACGATACACAGAACGAATACATTCTTGTAATCAATAAGTGGTCACAAGAAGATTCAATTTGTTTATTTGGTGGCAACCAAGACGGAATAGATTTTTTAAATACATACTTACCATACAAGTCATCATATGCCTTTGGATCATATCCTTCAAGTATATTTGTTCTACCTGACAATTTGAATACTCTACGAACACCAGCCATCATTTGCTGTAATTCAGGATGAAATTTCAAAGAATTTAAAGTTTTAAACAATAACACAATTTCGGCTTGGGATTTAAGACCTGCATTTGCAAGAGACATTGAATCTTCATTACCAAAAAGATTGATAAATTTATCAGAATATTGGCAAACACTAGCCATTGTGGCTTCGTCAACCATTCTTGATGAGGCATCTACTAATAAAATTATAGCAGAAGGTACACGTTTGCGTAAAGATTTTAATCCTAAAATTGTTTGATTCAATCTTGCTTCATCATCAATAACACCAATGCTAGTTTTTAGGGCGGAGGTTACGATGAACAAGTCTCTATTAGGTATAATCATTTGTGCCATTCCGTATCAGGAAACATCTTAATCGTTTTATATTCAATGTTGAATTTACTATTATACACGAAGTCAATCAATTTTACAAGTTCTATTGGTGAAATTGCCTTACTTACATCACCACATGGGTAAGGTATATCTCTATTCCATAATGGTGTATCAATACCGCCTGGATGAATACTTGTTACTTTGATTCCTCTTGGTCGCAATTCTTGGCCAAGAACACCAGCAAATCCTGTAAGTCCGTGCTTAGAAGAACAGTATGCTGATTGATTCTCCAGTTCTTCAAGACCTGCAACTGAATTAATAAAGAAGATACGACTGCCTTTTTTCATCTTCTGCAAAGCAAATTTAGTCACATACATAGCTCCTTTAAGATTGATATCAATCATATCATCAATTTCATCAATACTAGTTTGTGAAAATGGTTTCATCTTAAACACAGCTGCATTGTTAACTAGAATGTCAATATTGCCAATCTGTTCAAAAACAACACTTAGTAAATATGGATTGGTGATATCAACCTCAAAGTGTTTATAGTTTTCAAATTGAAATATAGATTCACCACGAGCAAAACCAATTACAGTCCATCCCTTCTCAATGTAATCATGTGCGATTGCTGCACCAACACCACTGGTTGTACCAGTAATCAAAATAGTCTTATTCATAGTTAACTTCTTCAAACAAATCTGAAGCTTTCTTTATCTCTTCATCGGTTACATCATTCAGTATCATATAGTTACCAATGCCAACAGGTACAGGTAAGTATTGATTACCGTTTCGATGTTTCATTGTATCAGATAATGATTTTTTAAGCAAGTCAAAATTACAGAAATCTTTATGAAATACAGGCAATTTTAAACTGTGTGCTGTCTTAAAGATTCTTTCTAAGGTTTCAGTATCAATATAACCACGAACATTAGCAAGACAAGAACTCAACAGGCAATCTAGCACAACAGCCTCACCATGCTGTAATGTGTCCATATTCTGCATTTCAATAATAGGACTAAATGAATGACCAAAGTCAACGCATCGGTCTAGTTTTTTCTCCCATAGATTTGGTGCTAATTCTTCAATCATGCCTGTAATGGCAGAATTGATTACTCGAACTGGTACGGCACCAAACTGGAATTTCTCGGTGATTAATTGCTCTGCGCTTGTCTCTAGCAACTCAAACAATTCTTTGTCTTTGATTACTGCAAGTTTAAATATCTCCGCAATACCATTAACAATGTTTCTCTCATCTTGTGTAGCAATAAACTTCTTATCCAATAATGTTGCAATTGGTGGGTAATATGCACCTATACGATTTCTACGACCAAAGTGGTTAGCCGCAACTTTAACACCAACCGAAGCATCTACAATGGCCAATAGTGTAGTTGGCACCTTAACATAAGGAATGCCTCTACGATAGATTGAGCAACAGAAACCAACCAAGTCTAACAGAACACCACCGCCAATAACGATGATGGCTTCTCTACGCAAAACACCAACTCTTTCAAAGAAACCTAAAATCTGGTCGGTATGATACCAATCTTTGTTTTCTTCTGTGGCATCAACCACAAACAATTCTAATTCTACCTGAAATGTTTTGAAGTATGTTTCTAATTGTTCGCCATATAGTTTATATACAGTTTCATCTATGACAACCACTCTGCGATTGGACTCACCAAAACTCAACAGGTCGTGATTGTTTACATTGAATACATCACTAGAGTACTTTAATGTAAACTCAATTGGTAGTTCGGCCTTGACAGACCATGTGCGTTTGTAATTATCAAATTTCGTTAATACATTTTCCATTATTTAAAAACCTTACTCAATAAATGGCAAGCATGGACATAGAAGAACATTGCCTTCTCTGTTTCACCCGCTGCACATTTGAATGGCAACATACGAATGAATTGTGTTGCCTCTAATACATCAATTGTCTTTTTCTCCCATGGGTCAATTCTATCTTCAAATAGTTTATTAAATACAATAAAATTATTTGGAATACTACCGTGATATCCCACCGATGGGCCAACAACTTTTACTCCTCGGTCAGTAATATAACCATAATGACTTCTTGAGCATTGTAACACCTGTGAATAATCTAAGAGGCGAGAATCAAGACAACTTTCTTCATAAGGATCAATAAACATCACTCTATCCTCTTTAAAGGAATACATCATGTTTTCAAGAGTTGGATTACCATGGATAGTTTCTTCTGTTGTAAGATTTAGCTGACTAAAGAAGTTCTCCAGTTCTGGCATAAAGTTCTGAATGCCATGTGTAATCTGGCCATTATATTCAAAAGAATCCAACAAACCAGATTCGTAGAAATCAGAAAACTTTTGGTACTTAAAGGCATCATATAGTTTCTGTAAAACTTCTTCTTTGAAGTATAATGAACCTGCACCCTTAATTGGCAAATACATTTTACTATGTAGGCTATCAAATGAACACCATACAGATTCGTTTATTTTTTCTATAACATCATGTGTTATAGTATCTTCGGTCAAAATGGTTTTAATATCTCTATACCCTTCTAGGTATTCAATATCAAAATAAGCCGTTTCTTCTCTCATGCCAACACGCAAGACTTTAGGAAATAGTCCTGTTGCTTCAAATCTTTGTAGTTTCTTTAATTGAGAATACCAACGAACATAACCATATTCACGATTATCTTTTGTGCTAACAGATTTACGAATAAATTTATTAGCACCACCTTCATGTAAAGAGGTGTTACTCAAAGAGCCACCTTTCAATTTAGTAATCTTCATCTTGCCTTTAAACTCTGTTTAGTGACTTCAAGACCATATTCTTGTGGACTACCAAGGACAATTGTTTCATATTCATTATTCAGTTCATTTAGACCAATAGATTCACCATTCCTAATCATGTGGCCTAGTACATTCGCAATATACAATTCTTTACCTGTGAATCCATTTAATACTAATTCGTAATTATCTTCATATATTTCTGCATTACGAAAACCATATAGGCCTGAACTTGCAAAAGGAGAGATAGCGCACTTCTCAACAATCTCGGTTACAATTCCATCTTTTGACCTAACATACGAATACTTTGGGTTGGTAGCAACAAATACATCAACATAAGCATGAGCCATGTAGCTTTCAATTTCTTTAAAATTTCTACCCGTAAGAATTGTATCAGCATTATGAACAAAGAATGGTTGTTTTTTGTTTTTAATTAATGAAGCACCGATGTATGCGGTGTGAGCTTGTCCATTAGTATCGCCGATATAATGGATGTTATCTTCTGTTAGTCCAAGTGGTTTAATTGTTTCAACCAACTCTTTCTTAAAATACACATCACGTTTATTGGCCAATAAAATAACCTCATCAAACTTTCCTAATTCTTTAAGAATGTTATGAATGATTGTTTCTTCACCCCAAGGTAACAGATATTTTGGAATATCAAAACCAACATCATGGAATCTGGTGTTTAAACCAGCCATACAAATTACTAGCGCACCCATTTTTCAAAATCCTCACGAATTAAACTATGCCATGTTCCATTATTTTCACCAGGTGGAAATGGATGATTCATATTACAGTAAACCAAATTCTCACCAACAAAACCTTTTTCTTTCCAATTGGCACTCATCATATCTTCACACATCATCTGTACACCACTTTCATAGAATCTATCCAAGTGTGTGAATGTGTCAGCATACTTATCCATATTTTCTGAAGATGAGAATGCGAACTGGTCATTACCAAAATCACGATTAGGAACTTGCCTGCAATTTGGAATATAAAGTTTAGTGCTATCTAGTTCTGCAAATGGAATTTTAACATTGATTGCAAAATCAAAACGAGAACGAATAACCCAATCAAATTTCATATCGTATAGGATTTCAAATTCTGATTTTAGCCAATTGCATTTCTTAATGCTATACAATTGATTCCATGTTGCACGAGCTGGTTCTTTTACTTTCCAGTTTGGTTGTGGTGGTGGAACATTGGTGTACTTTGATAAATCATTTGTTAGTGCTGGATCTACTTGCCACGATCTAGCTTCATATTGAATTATAGCCTCATGTGTCTGTTCACTTTCCCATGTGTGAATAAACACCTCAACATCATGGTCTTTTAATAGATTCTCATAAACAAACTCATAGCCTTGTTTAAAGCTACGAGGTTGTCCTGAAAGGCATAGTGCTATCTTCATAAATCTTTTCCAATATTTTCCTTATTATCTGTAATACCAAACTCTTTATAGGCTTCTTTCTCAAAGACCACAATACTATTGTAAAAAGAAACACTATTCAAACCTTTATACCTTTCAAGGGTTTGTGGCAGAATATAGTTATTACCTTGAAAGTGTTGTTGATTCATAGAGTCGGTAACCTTCTTTGCGTGTTCAAGAAAAGTTTGTGGCTCTTTGTAACCACCACCCCAATTCTGCCAATAACTTGTATGAGTATCTTCAACAGCAAAGACACCATCATCATTCAAATGTGGGAACATACAGTTTAATGTGGTAATTTGTTGGTTCATTGTGTGACCACCATCATCAATAATGATATCAAAGGTACCATACTCTTCTGCAAATTGTTTCCAGAATTCTGGTGAAGATTGGTCACCCATAATGATCTGTACATCACCATCATACTTATAATTTAAGCATTCAGGATTAACATCAACAGCAATTACCGATGTGTCTTTACCAAAGTACTTCAACCACATTTCAATTGAACCACCACCTAAAACTCCAATCTCCAGAATTCTTGGTGATTTATCAACAAACTTGTTAAGGTGTTTTTCATACACATCAAAGTAACCAGACCACTTAGTCGAACCTTTCTCTAGGTTCCAAAAGATTTCTTTCAATTTCATCTGAGCCATTTATCATTCTCCAAAGACCATTGAACCATACCTTCAATTCTTTCACGCAATGAAATATTTGGCTTCCAACCTAAAGATTCCATATAAGAGCCAGACAAAGCGTAGCGTAAATCATGGCCAGGTCTGGATGAATGAAAATCAACCATCTCATATTTTAACTCCTTACCTTGTGCTGCAGCAATTAACCTAGCTAATTCTAGGTTATCAATCTCATCGGGACCAACAATATTAAATTTAGGAATCTTAGCACCACCAAAATCAGGCACTCTTGCATAATCTTTTGGTAGATTAAGAATGAACATAAGACCGTCTGAAACATCTTTAGCATGAACATAGTGGCGTGAACCAGCTTTTGTTTTAGTTGCATCAGAATGGATGGTTAGTGTAAGACCATCACGAGCATAACGAATGGCTTTAGGAATAAACTTCTCAGGATGCTGACGTTCACCAAATACATTCATCGTATGAGTAACAATAATTGGCATCTTGTAAGTGTTTTCAAATGCTACACACATCTCCTCACCGGCTGCCTTTGATGCTGAGTATGGGTTAGTTGCGTTGTAACGATCACGTTCGGTGTAATCAACACCAGCTGGTGCAGGACCAAATACCTCATCTGTACTAAAGTATACAAACTTCTCCAGATTAGGAAGTGTACGAGCAAACTGTAATAGGTTAACTGTACCAACTACGTTATCTTGTACAAACTCCATTGGGAATTCAATAGAACGGTCAACGTGTGAACCTGCTGCAAGATGTAGAACCAATTGACAATCACCAATCAAACCAGAAGTCTGTGGGTTAATCTCAGCTCTTAAATCGTGAAATACAATCTCAACACGCTTCTTGGTATCACGATCATATTTCTTCATAATATCTTCAAGGCGATTTAGATTGCCAGAGAAATCAAGTCGATCAAGTGACACAATTGTCCAGTCAGTTTGGTCAAGGATTGTTTCAATCAAATGGTGTGCAATGAACCCTGCTCCACCGGTAATCAATACTCTTTTAGTCATTATATGTTTCCTCTATACGTTCTTTCCATCCTGGTATCCGATCATATTGGTGAGCAATTGTAAAGACATTTCCTTTAGAAGTTGCAACTTCGCCGTTAATCATAACAGGTGAAGGTTCTAATAGGAATGGACCGAATTGTTCTTTTTTACTTGGGTCTACCGTTGTGCCAAGTTGTGCTGCCCATCCAGATTCGGATGCCATATATGCCGATGTTGTGATATATGGATGTTGTGCAACCATAAAATTGAATGTCGATTGGTCAACAATAGGAATCGGGCGATTGATTGACATAACAAAAATGTTTGCAGCCAAATCTCTCATACAAGTGGATCTACCAGCAAGCACACCCACATTGAAGATTACATTCTCTTTGAAAATATCATGGAAGAATGGACCAAATGTTTCAATTAGATTTTGGTTACCCCAAGGTTCGTCTTTATAGTGCATACTCTCACTGGCAAACATCAGGTTCTTATCACCTAACCTTTCCTCAAGGAATGTAATTGGGTTCTTTTGAAAGACAACATCCTTCACATCGGTTGTAATAACATACCGATATTCATTATTTCTTAGGTGATTGTAAATGTGGATGAATCGTTCAACGTGAACAGGTAAACTAGACTGATAAACATATCGTCTGTTTTCTTCATCCTTTTTTCCTGGCAAGATGACTTCAAAGCCAGATTGAACCAGTTTTTCGATAGTATCAAAACTGATGTTGAAGGCCACCATTGCTTTGTGACCTTCATAACCACAACGGTTAATAGAATTAACCCAATACTTTAATTTATTCCAATCGTAATTGGTACAGCATCCTATAATTAAATCTTTCATTTCTCACTCACTTATAATAATGTTAATATATCACTCAATTATCAAAAGTGAGTGATATATTATATATAATTCAGATAATTCTTAAACGAGGCAAATTTATTAATAACATTTATTTTGCGATTACATATCTACCAGAAGAAGGTGACATAGCAGATGCATACATATAAATTTCCATTATAACATTATTTTTTTTAATTTGTAAATTTATATCTTTTTGTGTTACGTTTTCTTTAGTAATATCTTGCACTCTTCTACCTTCAGTAAAATAAGCCCTTATCAATCCTTCAAAACTGCCAACTATATGTGTAATACTTAATAATATTCTTTCATTTTGATAAGTTTCATATAGTGTTGGTTTTAAATTCATAATTGAGTTAATATTAGTCATACCAAGTTTTTTTTTATAATCAAATCTACCATTTGATTTTAGAATTTGTTCAATGTGTTCTTTTGTAGCTTCTATCTTTTTTATTTCAGCTTTTAATTGTAGGCCAGTTGTTTTTTTTCCTGTTTCTTTTTTTACCATATTTGAATACTTTGTATTCAAATTATCAATTCCAGTTTTATAATCAGTGACACCTTTGTTATAAGAAACAACTAATTTTTTAGCATAATTAGAATCAACCCGGGCCCAAAGGTCAGTAAATCCTGTTGCACTTGAACTATTTGTTCCAGTTCCAAAACTAGTTAAAGAACCAAGCCTAGAATTTTTACCCTCAATCTCAACTTTTACTGATAAACTTACTCCTAAATTTTCACTATAAGGATCATGTCTTATTTTAATAAATGGTTTGGTTTTTGAACTACCAAAATATATTGCAATGTCTCTATCTGTTCCCTTATTTTCAGAAATATCTAGATATTTAACATTTTCTAATATTTTTTGATTTTCTTCTTCTGTAAAATTAATTCTGTAAATATCAACTTTATCTGGAGCTTTCTTTAAAGAAACTCCTAATAAATCTCCAGATTCTATTAAACCATTCATAAGTTGATTTAAATTTATAAAATTAAATCCTTGAGGTGGTTTACTAACATAGTCTTGAATTTTTTTCTCTGCATTTTTAGAAGCAAAATATATATCTGCTGGACTCCATTTATTTACATCTCCAAATAATTTGTCTTGTTTGTTTGCAATCTTAAACAGTTCTTCAATATCTTCCATCACAGACCTACCACCTTTAGCTCCACGATAATATAAGAAATCTGTCCATCCTGGTCTTTGAATTTTCTTAAAATCTTCGTCTATTTCATCTATATCGTCAATGAGTTTTATAGCAACATTTATTGACGATTTATACCAATCAACATCTTTATTTAAAATCTTCTCTATTAATTCCAACCCAACGCCAGTAGTTTTTATTTTTGAAAATGAATCAGTTACTAATTTTTTATTGTTTGATTTAAATTCACCATATGTTGGATATCCAATTGGACGAGGTTGATAATTTAAAACTTTTTTAGCTTTTGCTGCTCCAAGAAAGTCAGCCATAGCACAAAATAGTGCTTGAGCACTTTCAAAAGCTTTTGTGTCGCTATCACTCTCTGCCATATAATACTCCTATTAATTTATTGAATTATTTATACTATTCAAAAAATGATTCTAAGGTAGATTTTTCTGTCTTTGGATATTCTGAATTTCCTCTACGAAATACCCAGACTGGTTCAATAAACACACCTTTATGCTCTGCCGTATTTGGTCTTGCCATCATACGCATACCTATCTTACCAACATAAAAAGAGTCTTTAAATGACTTAAAATGATCGACCATGTCATCACATAGATTGAGTCGTTTAGACCCCTTGGTGCGCGGTTCTATGATGTTTATCATCATGTATCCGTTGTGTTTGATTGTCTTCCAAACAGCCTCAGTTACCTTAAAGAAGAAGTCATATTTCCATCCTTTAAACGAATCATACCTTGCCCACGATTGATTATCTACCTTATCATTATCTGTACCATATTTCTCTGTTTCAAAATATGGCGGAGAGGTAAAGTAGAAATCAAAGGTATCAACATACAAATCCCAATTCACATCTTCGGATGGTAAGTTCCATATCTTAACTGTTTTTAAACCAATGCATTCAAAATAATCTTTCGTTTCAATTAACTGTGGTTTTCCACCAATCATTGTTTCATAAGCTATACATTGTTTTTTATACACCTCAAATACATCAGGATTAGGATCACAACCAACGTACAACTTAGTTCCTGGTGTTCCATAGAAACCAGCAAGCCTATCACCCCAACCACAAGATGTATCTAATACATTTATTGCATTATGTTTTTCATATAATGCCTTTGCAACTGATGGTTTGAATTGTGTTGCGGTATATACACCAAGTCTAAAGGCTTCACGAAAAGAGATTTCATTTAAATCTTTATCTTGCATAACACCTGGACGCCAAAATGTCCAATTCATCTTACTCAGCTTGTCTTTATTATTCCATATGTCTGACGGTGCGAATGATGAATTCGATCCACACTTCATTCTATTTTTTTGTTGAAAATAATCACTTACTTTGTTGAAGAAATTAGATTTATCAATAACACCCAAAGGCATATCTGAATATTTGTATTTGTATTCATATCTTTCTTCAACAACATCAAAGTCTTTATATTGATCGTAATGCTGTCGGTGATAAAAATTTCTGAATGAGGTTTCTATCTCATGATATTCATATTCATTTGTTGGAAAAGGAATATTGTTTCGATGCACATATTCAGCCAAAGATTGACGAATATCATCTTTATCATATTGAGCTATAAACTCAAGCCAAGCAGAATTACTGATATTAGGAATGCCACGAGCATCACAGTTATCGGCAAAGTATTTTACTATTTCTTCTTTAATCATAAGGATATTTTATCTTCAAATTTGTAGCACTTCTTTAAAAATCTATTATACACTATCGAATCATTTTTTGCAAACAATTCTTGGTACTTTTCCATAATACACGAAAAGCTTAGTAGTCTAAGGTCTATTACTGCCTCTAGAGCATAGGCGTCAATCTCATCATAGTCGCCGTAATATTCCATATCATATTTTAATTCTTCATCAGCAACCGTGCTTCGGTATTTCCTACAAAATACCTTTCCTCTTTTACGAAATTGATAACGGTGTCTCTTCTCATGTACATAAGTCTTAAACATTTCATCAATGATTAGTTTAGCACCACCCTCACAAATGTCAAATTGTATTTTCTTATCATCTTCGTTAAACACAATATACAATTCAATAGAGCTATCACCAAACTGTTTCATTGGATCAAAGAAACCACCAATCGTGTAACCACTCAATGCAGCGTTAGACTCATCAATGATTCGACTAACAGGTATGTTATGTTGTTTCATCATCTTACGAGACCAATACATTATCTGCCCCATAGTTTTAGCACCAACAAACTTTGGAGCAAAGGAATGCATCTTCTTATATAGGGCTTTATACTTCATTATATCTTAACACCGTCAAACTTGGAATTGAATCTACGTTCTCTGTTACCAAATGTGTTCAATGGCTTATCATCATCAGGTACACCAGTATCTACAATACCGGTCTGAGCAGATGGTTCTGCATCATACAACCGCATCTTGGATCTATCAACACCAACAACAAATCGTTTATACAGGTTTGGATCACCATAGCGATTCTTCAGTTGTTTAACCATAATCTGATTCAACTGTTCAAGTTCTTCTGTACTAATCAAAGCAAACATAAAATCGGCCGTTGCAGGCAAACCAAATGACTCTGAAGTATCTTCTAGACCAACATCGGTGTTACTGAAACCACTACGAGTTGTTTGTGTGGCACTCACAACAGGCACAGCAAACTCTACAGCCAGACCTCTCAATTCTTCTGCAATAGATTTAATATAGGCATATGAATTGATACTTGCACCCATCTTAATTCTACTTGAACAACAGATGTTCAGGTAATCAATAAAGATAATATCTGGTGTAAAATTCTTCTTCAGTTTTAACTCATTCAACAAAGAACGGAAATGTCCCGCATGAGCAGAAGCTGTTGGATATTCTTTGATGATTAGTTTACCTTGTGTCTTATCTTTCAGGACACCAAACTTACGCAGGTAATCTTCACGGGTCAATGTTTGTAATTCACTCAGGTCAACATTCAATAAGTTTGCATCAATACGTTCAGCAATTCTTTCTTCTGCCATTTCCATCGTGATATACAATACATTCTTACCTTGACTCAAAGCCGCAGCAGAGCAATGGCACATGAACAAGGATTTACCAACACCAGTTCCAGCCAATGCGATGTTCAAGGTCTTAACTGGAAAACCACCCTTTGTAATTTTGTTGAACAAGTCAAGGTCAAATCGAATACGAGATTCAACACGGTGATAGAAATCATACCGTGAATCTGAATCGTTTAAGTAATCATGACCAACAGAGTTATCAAATGAAATGCCAAGAGCATCACTCAATAGTTTTGGGATTTCACCTTTAGATTTCATGTGTGTCTTGTCATCTAGAATTGAAACAGATTCCATGATGGCGTTATATATGGCTTTGTCCTGGCAAAACTTTTCTGTTTGCTCTGTTAACCATTGTTGTTCACTTGGATCTTTATCATCATGTATTTCATTTAGCAAAGTAATTGCATTACGGACTTCTGGTTCTGACAAATTACTTTCGGTGAAATTGATGACTAGAGCTTCGTGTGTTGGTAGGGTTTTAAACTTGCTTGTGAAATTATATATTGCTTTAAATACATTTCTTTCCGTTAAATCCGAAAAGTAATCTTGTTTAATGAATGGTACGACTTTACGAGCATACTCTTCACAATAAATCAGATTCTTCAGGATCGTGGTTTCCAATCTTTTCATTATCACCCTTAGTTAAAATTTCAGAAAGTACATCTCCCATTATTGTAACAAATCCCTCATCTTTTTGCAAGAGGTCTATGTCGTGTTTGCCTGGGTTAACTAATGTAAATCCAAACTCTAACGTGGCAAATTCACCTTGCTCTTTTACTCGGACTTTGCCATAATGGTAGACTACACCAGAATACTCACCTTTGAGTACCATAATGCCTGTAAGGTCAGAATCGGTGAAGTCTATAAATTTATAGTCCTCACCTTCCTTCGGCACTATCTTTTTCTTGCGGCCGAAATTAAACATTACTCATCATCCTCTTGTAGTAATTGTGATTCAGGTTCTTCTAATTCTTCTTCATCTTGCAACAAACTACCGTATGCAATGCCGTATTTTTGCTTGATGTGTTCTTTGAATTTTTCACTCTTCATAATTGGATTCCAAAATTCAGAAGTCTGTGTTTTGTCAAATGGCATCATTTCACCGACTTCACCAGTTTCTTGGTCAACCACAGCATAGCCAGTTGAACGACTATACTTACCAACTGAAACCATATTTGCTTCGGTTGCTAATTCTAATAGACCAGAATATTTTTGAATACCACCATCAAATGTAACTAAGAAGGGAAACTTTGACTTCTCTTTTACGAAACGAGATTTCTCAATATTGATTGTAAAATTATAACCAAGCAATTCTTTATCACCAGATGCTGATTTTTCTTGTGCTTTACCAATAATGAAAACTTGATTAGCAGAATACATACCACCAGTACCACCAGACATGACAGCCTTAGAGTACATCTCCATTGTTTGATAGGTGTGATTAACCGCAATCATTGGCAGGTCTTTTATAGTCAAGTGTGGCGTAACAATACGCCACAATGATTTCATTACACGAGCTCTTGTCATATCTGCAACAGATTTACCATCTAGCGCATCTTCAACTTCTTTTTTGGATGCCAAATTACCAACAGAATCAATAAAAATAATAGCTTTATCACCACGCTCAATAACTTCAAGTCGTTGTGAAATATCAAACTTCAATTGTTCAAGGTGTTCGATTTGTATATGAATAACACGGCTGGTGTCGATACCATTTGTTTGAATATACTCTGGTGTAATACCAAATTCAGAATCATAGAATAGACAAACAGCATCTTTGTATTTGTCCATGTAGGCCTTAACAAGAACCAGACCTAGTAATGATTTGAAATGTCGTGATGGACCGGCAAGAAAAGTTAAACCGGAAATAAGACCGCCTTCTGGATCAGCAGACATGGCAATATTAATAATTGGCACATCTGTTACGATTGGGTCTTTTTTGTTGAAGAATGTTGATTCACTCAATACTTCTGCCGATTTGATCGAACCGGACTTTTTTAGTTTGTCTAATAGACTCATTTGTTTTCCTTAATGTTGATTGTTTTAAAGAGGGTTACTATCCCTCTACTAGTATGTATAACAGTTATTACTAATATGGCTTGTTGTTTTTGTGTGGAACATCAAACACAAAGGTAATTCTTGTACAATCGCCGACATTAACTGTGCCATGCATCTTCTTATTGTTGAACCATAATAATGTTCCAGGTTCTACAATTGTTACATCGTCTCCACAATGGTATTCATACCTTCCCTGTATTGATAGGTGATACCTATCTTTAGTTAAGTAATATGTACCTACATCAATGTGGCTATCTACTACACCACCAATCGGTAGAGACAAATAACCGCAACGCCTAAAATTCTTAAAGTGTCTCTGTAAGAATCTAACCATTTCGGTGTGTTTATGGAATGCTGGAGTTGGTACACATATCTCTGTATCACCAACAAAATCATTCACACTTCTTACGCCACCAACAACCAGTTGCAAAACATCAGCACTTAGTTCTTGGTAGCCATAATTCAATAAAGAATCAACATTATCCATTTTAGACTGGCTACCCCAATCTTCTGGATGTTGTTCCAATTGTTTCAACATCTTAGAGACATTGATGCCTGTTTTTATGATTCTAATATCGTTCAATTAAAGAAATCCTGTAGTGAACTGGTTTTTTCTGTAGTCCAACCAACACAATTTAAAATCACTTTGATTGGCTCGAGAAAGGCCTTCTCAAATTGTAAATCATAATCAATATATTCATGCAGACCAAATTCTTTTGGCAGTCTAACAGGATATGAAATCACATTATCTTTAAATTTATTTGGTTGTCTGAGATAAGTATATTTCAACTTCTCACCTTCTTTAATGTATGGGTATTGTTTATCTAAGCCGAGAGTTTTCAAATAGTGATTGTAAAGAATTGCACCACGAACTTGAATTGGTGTGCCTTTCTTATACATCATCACTTTGTCTGAGTACTCTTTTATACCATTACATCCACGAGGGAAAGAAACTTCTTCAGGTGGTAATCCCCAAAACTCTATACGGAAATCAGCAATGAATTTATGGATATCTTCTTCTGTTCCATTCACAACAAGAGAAATAGTCTTTTTCATCTTGTCACGGATAACCGATGGTGTTGATGATTTAACCATTTCAAGACCCATAACTTTCAGGTGTGGTTCATTGTACTGAACGCCTTCGTTATTGTATACGTTTAAGATATACCGTTTCTTGGCAGTCCAGATACCTTTGTCAGATAGGCCTTCACGTTTCATCTGCATCTTCTGAGCATAGGCATGGACATATTCAGCCAACTCTTCGTATGATTTATCAATGAACGGTTGAATCTTATCTTCACAGATTTTATCCATGAGAGAAATAACCTTTTGTTTATCGGATGTATCTTTAATAAACTTATCAACAAGTTCGGCCATGCGGAGGTAAATTGAATCTGTATCAGAAGCAATAACATAATCAGCATCTGTATTCAATAACTTATTCATATACTGATTGATCTTAGCTTCAATCCAACGAATAGACAATTGACCGGCACTGGTTACACCAAGAGCCAAACGTAAATCATAGAAACGAAAGTATTGTGAACCAAGAGCACCGTAGGCAGAATTTAACGATAACTTCTTTGCAAGTTGTAGGTTGTTGAATCTAGCAATACGTTTTTCAATATCATACTTCTTACTTTCATCTTTCTCATTCTCATACTCTTGTTGAGCCTTGAGCATCATCTTCTTAAATTTCTTACGATCATCATACATTTCTTCCATCATTTTAGGTAAGAAACCTTGAACATCTGTCCGAAAGAATTGGCCATTAGGTGTTAGTGTAACACCTTTCAGTTTACTTGTATCAACACTTTTATTCAACACCTTATCAACAGAAACACCATTCATAATAATACTACGCATATCATCGGTGTAATCTGCCACTTCGATTAGTGTTTCTGGTGAAATGTTATACTGCATCATCAGGTGTGGATAAAGACTATTCAAGTCAAAACTAGCAACCCAATTGTGCAAACCAACTTGTGGTTCTTTAACATATGCACCTTCAAATGCAGAGGACTTATCTTTAGTAACTTTAGGTGGAACAACAATGCCTTTTTCCAAAAGATAGGAATAAGTCAGGGCATCCCACATACGAGTCTGTGCAAAGATATCTTCATAGTTGGACTTTGTATCGTAGGCCAAAGTAAGACCAAGCTCAAGCAACTTCAACTTATCTTCCAAGCGGATGATAAGGTCAACGTCTTTGATGTTATACTCAATAAACTTTTGAAAATTCTCACGATATAAAGCATGAAGGTTATCATACTCATCATACGAAAGTTTACTATCACCAAGTTCTGCATTAGCAATAGTCTCAAGTTTATTATCTTCTTGTGACTTGCCATTCGGCGCATACCAACGATATAACTCCATGTAATCTAATGAAGATACACCAAGGATTTCATATACAATCTTTTCGCTGTTATTAGCAGATACCTTGCGCTCACTAATCATACCCCATGGTGATAGTTTCTTAACTTCATCTTCACCTACAATTTT